TCAGGGCTCACCCGCGATGGCCTGGTGCAGTGCTGTCGCGGCTTCGCTGTGCGCCCGTCCACGCGCCATATAGAAGCGCTGAGTCATGGACGGATCGGCGTGCCCCAGCACATCAGCAGCAACGCGCGCAGACAACCCGGCGTCATCGAGGATGGTCGCTACGGCCTTGCGGAAGCTGTGGGCCGTGATGCTGGCGGGCAGTCCCAGCGCCGACCGCACGCGACGCCACTGGGCCGCGACGTTGTTCGGGTCTCGGGGCGTCCAGTTCTCGGACGGGAACACCAAGTCTTCGTAGTCTGCCGATACCGGACGCGGGTCAACTAGTCGGCGCTCGGCAAGTCGCCGCTTCCGAAGCTTAAGAGCATCGATGGCGAACTGGGGCAACGCAATCTCATTGTCAGAGCCCTTGGTGTCATCCTCAATGGGCACCAGCACCAAGCCTTTGCCTTTGACGCGGATCAACTTCCGAGTGGGACGCATGACACCGGCTTTCAGGTCCAGCTCGGGCCAGGTCGTTGCCAGCGATTGACTGCGGCGGTGGCTAGTGGCAATCAGCATCACAATCCAGTCGACAATATCGGCGTCCGCGCAGAACTCGGCAACCGTTGGCGGCGTGTAGCTTCCGACGCTCTTCTCGCGCTCAGCCTTGGCCAGAATCCGGGGGCATGGCAGGTCCGAGGTCCGTACCGCGATGAGGATGTCGCGCACCTCGTCAACGGTGAGCTGGCTGGCACCGCCACGCTTGGCGCCCTTGCGTCGCGCCAGCTTCACCTCACGCAGCGGGTTGACCGTGATGGCGCCATTGCTCATGCGGATCGCATAGTTGTACATGCCGGACAGCACCGTCCGCGACGACTTCGCCGCCCCAGCTCCACGCGTGTCAGCGACCGTTGTCAGGAACTTCTCCATGACCGGCGTTGGCGCCTCTATGAGGCGCCTATGGCCGAATGCTGAGTCAAATCCCTTGGCCTCAAAGTCATACCGGTCAAGGGTGGCAGGCGCCCTCCCCTGATCTACCAGGTACGGTCGGTAGTGCTCGTAATACAGCGCTCGGATGGTGGTCTCTGTCGACAGCTCCGCATCGAGCACCGATACCGAAAGGTCGGAGGCAGCGGCCAGCACCGCGTCACGGGCGCGCGCGCCATCCCTATCGGGCACAGGGCGTCCTCGAGAATCGTTGCGTGGCGGACTTACTCGCTTGACCTTGCGACGCTTACCACTGGCGTCACGAACCCGCACGATGGCCAGCCATACTCCTGGTCGCAACTCCGTTAGATCCACGTCACCCGGCACCCCAATGGGTCGTGGCGGCCTACCTCGCATAGTCACATTCCTTGTTGGGCCGCACAGAAGGCTCGTTGCAGAAGTGGGCCGTGCTCGATGACGAAACCGATAAATGAGATTCCGAGGCCGATCAACGCCAAACGGATATCCCTCAACTTAATCAACCGGTCGGTCGTGATCATTTCGGCGAATGTTGACTCGACAAAATCCTGAATCCTGTTGTCAATCCTGGCGTCTAGGTACTCGGATGTGCGTCCCAGCTCCTCTAGTCGCTCATCGAGATCGAGTTGGTTCAGCAGTTCCCCGGTTGGCTCGACCTTCACCAGTGGCCTGGCCCCTTTGGCGGTGGCATTGGCTGACCCTGGGGTCACGCGATCTTCCCCACGAAGTCTCGCGAACCACGAAGGGAAGCCAGTTTTGATGTCACCAAAGCTGTTGCGTACGTTAGAAATCCGTTCGCTCACGCGCTCCCATGCCAGTAATAGGCCCCACGCCGTCAGTGCAGCTCCAACGACCTGAATCACAAAACCAGCCAGCTCCGTAATCATCCTCATCCCCTTATCCGTCGCAGCCGGTTGACGGTCTGTGCGTCGATCGCCAGCGCCTCTGGTGTTTCGATGATGGCGTTCAACTTCTGGTAGTAGCGGACCGGCGATAGGCCGAAACGCTCGCGTATTGCCTCATGCTTGGCGCCGGATGCAGGCCACCAAATGCGTTCTATATCAAGGGCTTCAACCGTGTTCATGGGCGTTGCGGGTCTTCAACACGGTCAGCGAGCCAGTCGCGCTCAGCCGGGGTTAGGGTCTGGCGTCGCACCCGGACGGTGTGAACGTCGGTCCAGAGCTCTTCGGCCAGTTCGTAATCGTCGTTGGTCCATTGCAGCCCACGCAGCAGAGCGGGTAGCGGGATGAGTCGGCGTGCCGCCAGCACGTCCACGCAGCGCTCTTCGCGGGCGCGGTGGATGACGGGCGCGATACCTCGGTCAACGTGGATCAACTCATGCGTCAAGGTCGAGCGGCGCTCAGCCTGCGTGAGGCTCTTGCACAGCCAGATGGTGTTGCCCTTGAACAGTCCGGCCACTCCCCGGGGCAGGACGTGATCGCAGGAGACGGCAATGTGTGGATAGTGCTCGGCGAGCGTTCGCCATGGATGCCAATGGTTCGTGATCATGGTGCAAGACGCTAGAACAGGCCACCGACAAATACGGCGCTGACCAGGAACTACACGGTTGTAATCTGGTATCACATTTACCTATGTAGCGGATTCACCTCAATTCGGAAGCCACGCCCTCGCGTGTCACCGATCCCTGTCTTGGAGGCCAGATCCACCGCATGCTCGATGTCCTCCTCGGCCTCACCGCGCATCTTGAGTTCGTCGCGAACCGAACCCAGCGCACCTTCAAGTTCATCGAAGACGAAGCGGTCGGCATAGTCATTCTTTTCGCTCAGGCTGTAGACCTTCACCTCAAACCCGGCGGCATCCTTAAGCGCATCCGCGTAGGCGTCCGCTCGCTTCTCTCTGCGTGAAGTGACCACATCGGGGTCGTCCAAATCCGGTGGCGGTAAGCGATCTTCCTTGAGGCGGTCGCGGATTGACGCGCGAAATTCGTATGACTTGTCCAGTTCAACCCGCATGTCGATCTCACTCGAATGATCAGCTATCTCGTGTGCCGTCTTGATCAAGTAGTCAATCATCGAGGCAGACAACGCATCCGCTTGCTTGGATAATCTTCTTCTATCATCCTCTGACACCTCGGGGTTCTCGATAAGGCTGATCAGCCCCTCCATAGTTGTCTTGTAGCTGTCCAACGTCGCACGCACGATGTCAACTAAGGGCCCCTTCCTTTCAGGTGGCGCCTGTTCGACCAGCTCCCGCTCCTCATCGAGAAAATCGCGAATGACCTTCTCATCCCCTGGGACTGCTAATCCGCGATGCCTCCGCTCTGTGGCATCCACGAATCGCTTAACACGATCATCAGATCCCTGCGGAACACTCTGGGCCGCACCCGCCAAGATTGACAGCGAGTGCCCCTCGCTCCATCCGAGGCCAAGGTCAAGCTTGCGGAGAGTATCCCCGCGCGGCCGAGGCTTCTCGTTGTTTTCAATTCGTCCAATGACAATGTCCGAGGGGCCACCGCGATCCTGGACCGCAGCCTGACTGATCCCAAGATCTGCGCGCCGCGCACGCACAGCACGCGCGAGCGCTTCCCAGTTTTCTGGCATGTCACCACTGTCTCAGAGATATTTGGCAAACACAAACCTAGATACGCCTGTATTACACTGATTGTAATGTGCAGGTAGGCGGGGTTGGGTCGATCAGTGCAGCTCGCCGAATGTTTTCCCAATCTCTACACAACAATCAGTTGCTTTCACCGAATCAACGTTGTAGCGTCTTCGTTATGCCACCGAGACCCAAGCCGCGTCCACAGCTCACTCCACCCCACGTTCCAATCCGAGCCCTGCGGCATCTGGCAGGGCTGACGCTGAACGGTCTGGCCGACCTCATTGAAGACGCGACAGGCGTTCGCTACTCGCGGGGAACCCTGTCGGCCGTCGAAAGCGGACTGCGCGGAACGTCAAAAGAGCTGCTTGCGGGTATTGAGGTCGCCTACGGCCTGGAGCCCGGCACGATCACAACGACTTATCGCCCCCGCCTTGCCAGCGTGCGAGGTATTGCGGGATGAACCTCCAGGGACTCGCCGCCCAGGCGGGTATGACCGCCAACAGCTCGCCGGTCGAAATGGCCCGCATTGCAACAACTATCGCCGAAACCGGTCTCACTCCACTCTCCCCCCACGAGACTCTTCGCGCCCTGCTCCGCATCCAGCGCGAGGCGCAAACGCCCATCCTGGTCACGTCCAAGGTCGCCGCCACGATCTTGGACATCCACCCGCAGACATTGCGCGACTGGAGCCGTCGCGGACTCTATGACCTTCCGGCGCCTACTCGGGTCGGCAGTCGGCTCCGGTGGGATGCCACCGAGCTACGCGCATGGGCCGAGCGCCGGAAGCGGCGCCTAGCCGCTTCATAATCCCAACTCTCACAACTGAATAACCCCCAACGCTGACGGCGGTCTACTCGCCAAAGTCCCCCGCCGTCAGCGCCATCGAGAACCGAATTCCCACCTCAAGGAAGGCCTTCGGCATGTCCAACGCTACCCAATTGCCCTCGGCACGGGCCAACACTCCCCCGTTCCTGGTCGAGCACATCGCCAATGGCGAAGACACTGACACTCTCGTCAACGCCGAAGCGGTGGCCTCGTCGTGGCCAAGCGTCGACCCCCGCGACGGTGATCAGATCTACGTCGCCCAACTCAATGACGGCGACACCTGGTCCGGGTTCCTGGTCGCCGACGAGGCGGCTGCCCGCAAGGCGCGCACGGCCATCGCCCGCACCTACATCGCCGGACTCAGGGATGGTGCGCGGTGACCGTGCGGCGCGGTACCACGAACCGCAATGATCGTGGCTCGGCCGAAGGTCGGCGGCGTCGCCGTCAATGGCTGCTCGACACGTTCGGCGATGGCACCACATGCCGGTGCTCGACATGCCCGTCCGTTTTGAACTTCGACAGCATCACCGTTGACCGGCATCCGGTCGCGGGCGTTGACGGTGGCACGTACCGGCGCGGCAACATCCGGCCACAGTGCGCGCCATGTGCGAGTCGCCAGGGCGGCAAGATGTCGGCGCAGCGCCGCCCCCTCAAGGTCGGCCACCTGGTGCGCATCCGCAAGGGCGGAAAAGTGTATCGAGTCGATGGCGTTTCCGAGGCGCTCGGCTTGGCTCGTCTCAGCGTCGCCAACGTGAAGCACCCGGACGCCGCTAAGCGTCTACCGGATGCGTTTCGCCGGTACACCGTCAACACCCTGATCCGGGTGGCCGCATGAGCGCCGTACCAGCCCATGTGTCGACTGGGCAAAGCGGCAGTTCGTGGCTTCGGGCCGAGCGCAGCGGATACAACATTTCCATTGAGGCCCAGGACCATTCGGTAAGCATCCTGCTGGAGGTTGGCGCCGCCGAAGAGATTGCATCCGACCTGAATCAGCTCATCGCTGAAATTCGCCAAGAGCAAGTCACGAAGGCCCGATCGTGGGCGCGCTCGTGATCAGCGGTCGCACGGACGGCGGGAAACGCATCGACACCGCCAGCACAGTCTCGGCGGCGCAATGGGCTTGGCAACAAGTCCAATCCGGCGCCGTCGTCGTCATTACCAACACCAAGGAAAGGCACGAAAACCAATGAGCACTCAATACACACAGTCCAGCGAAAGCGGCGCGCAGGTCTTCAAGGTCAACGACAAGATCATCGCCACAGTCGACGGCCGACGCGTTGAACCGAAAACGCGCGGCCCGTGGAGCTTCGACGCGGAAGACCGCGCCGAAGCCTTGGACGGCGCGCGAGCCGTCGCAGAGGCGTACGCCGCCGGATACGACGCGGGCCTGGCCGAGGGCGCGCCCGTCACCGCACAGCGGGCGCGTGCCATCGCCGACGAGCAGATCGCCAAGGCGCTGGAAAGCCTCACCGTGGAGGTGAAGCGATGAGCACGAACGTCATTCGCGCCATCGGTGAACTCACGCCGCCGCCGCCCGAGCCGATCGCGGTGCAGATCGTAGAGGTGCACGCTGGCCGAATCGGGCTGCGTGCCGGGGACCAAACCATCGGCGTTGCCTACGTATTCAGCGGCGGCCCGGCGTGGGTGGTCGACCCCAATATTCCCGGCGTTCCCACCCTCCCGGCCTTCCTCGTCACCAACAAGTCCGAAGCCATCGACGCCCTGACGCAGGTCGGGCACATCTACGTGGCAGCCAAGACAGGGGAAATCAAGTGAGTATCAACGTCATTCGCACAGTCGGTGAGCTTCCCGCCACCGTCAACTATGTGCAGGTGGTGGCAGATGGCGATAGCAGGGTCGAGTTGCATGTCGCTGGAGCCGTACTCGCAGATGCCCGCAAGATTGGTGACGGGTGGATGGCAGATATCAAGACGCCGACCGCCAGGAACCTGCCCCGCTTTGTGCTCGATAACCGCGACGAGGTTATCGACGCACTCCATCAAATCGGTGCCCTCTACTTCGACATGCGGACGGGGGCGCTGTCATGAGCTACAGCGGTGCTGTGTCCCCGCTCAAGGTCTTGCCGCGTGACCCGGTTGAGCGCGACGAGCTTCCGACGTTCGAATTCACGGGTGCCGAGGTGGTCGCCGAGATTCGCAGGCTTGCGCAGCGGTTCCCCGACCAGACAGCCGAATGTAAGTACGTCGGCAAGGATGACCGCCCGTGCTGCATTGGTGGGCGCGCGCTCGCCAATCTCGGAGTGCCGCTGGGGCTTCTAATCCAGGCCGAGGGCACCGCGCTCGATACGGCGATGTCTCGCCTGCGCATCACGGCAACCCATAAGCAGCGCGATTGGTGCCGCGCGGTGCAGGCGTACCAGGACGAAGGAAAGCCGTGGGCCGCAGCGGTCCAAATGGCCAACGCGATGGTAGGTGCGCTGTCATGAACACCGCCACTGTCTGCGGCGGGTGCGGCCGAGCTGTCTTGCGCCCCATGGGCGGCGAGGTCTGCCAAAAATGCCGGCAAGGGCAGATGCCGACGCCCTCTGACGCTTGGGCTCACGCGCTGATGATCGTCGTGACCCTGTTCATCGTCGGCATCGTCGCGGTTCAAGCGGGGTGGCTATGAGCTACCTGATTGACCAGAACGGTGACACCTTCGATGTGCGTGTCGTCGGACTCGAAGACCCGTTGGCGACGGCGTACCCCGAGATGTACGGCGGCGAGCCGACCCCGCAGTGGGTTGTTGACATGACGGGCATCGCCGAGGACCTGGAGCCGATCAAGGTGGTCGACTTCGAACAGGCCTACCGCACATTGCAGGTCATTGGCCGCGTCTACGAGGCGGGCGGCGGCGGGTCATGAGCGCCCGGTACGGCGTGCGCGAGGTGTTCAACGGGCGCTACCGCGTTGTGAAGCGCTTCGGCAATGAGGACTTCGCCGAGAAAGGCTCCTACCCCACCAAGGCAATGGCGCAGGGCCGGGCAGCACAGCTGGAGCAGCGCGCGGCCCGCCGGGACGCGGTGGCCGAGGCGAAGCGCCGCGCGAAAAACCACTGCGAGTGCCAGGGCGAGTGTGGACATCTGCACTTCGCGTCGCGCACCTGCCAGTGGGGCGAGGGCGAAGACATGGGCGGCGGTATCGGCAAGGTCGTCCTGGTCGCGGTGCCCCTCGACGGCGACGACACCAATCTGTCGCTGACCAACATCCGCATGCTGTGCCAGCTCTGCAAACAGCATCACGACGCTGACCGAATCAACGGCGGCGCAGCACTATTCGACATTAAGGAACCGGAATGAGCAGACGTGGGTACGACCGAATGCGAACTTGCGCCGAGAGCGGTTGCCGCGAGGTATCTATAACCAACTACCAGTACCGACGCGACTGGGCAGAAGCGATGCGCCGCGAAGCGGGTACTCAGTGGAGGTGCATTCGTCACGATAAGCCGGAGCAGGTGCTATCGGCGGGCAATCCACGCATCGCCTATGAAGTCACATCCGAAGCACGCCCATATGGCCACTTCTGGGGTAGCACAGGCCTTCTGGCTGGGCCCGGCTTCAAGGCGTGGGCGAATGACTTTCCGGCTGGCACTCGCTTGATTGTGACCGCACAGATCGTCATACCGGCCGAGGCCCACGCATGAGCGCCGTGGTGCGGGCCGTCGTCAGCGTCAGCGGCATCCTGCCCACGCAGACCACCGAGGACATTGAGGTACCGCGCGCCAACGGATATCAGATCGACGCAGACGGTCGACTCATCCTCTCCACGTCTTCGTGGGGCGGCGAGGTCGTCGCCGTGTTTCAGAAGTGGGACCACTTCATCATCACTCCCGACCGTGGCCCGAATGGGCGATTCATCAAGAAAGGCAGCTGATTGTGAGTGACATCGATCCTCGCGAGGCGAAGTTACCCGCCTGGGCGCGTGAGCAATTGGCGAAGGCGCGCATAGGCCGCGTCGCCGCCGAAGACAAGCTCAACGCCCACCTGGCCACGATCACCAAGTCGCGAATCTGGTACGGCGACTACACCAATCCGATCTACATTGACGACAAGGACGGATACCAGACCGTCTACTTCTCCCCTTCAGGAAGTGGCAGCGCGTTCGATCAGATCGGCGTCGCCATCCGTGACGGCGGAATTGAGATTCAGGGCGGCAACAGCGTTGCCCTTGAGTTGCAGTCGTCCAACTTCTTTCGCGTCTATCTCCAGGATTGGAGGCGGTCGAAGTGAGCGATATCGACTGGGAGACCGTCGAAGTCGATGACGGATTCAGGGCGGCACACCATGGCGTCTGCGGCAAGTGCGGCGAAGACATCTTCCCTGGCGAGCGTATCCGCCGGGCTGTCGGCGGTCACTACGAGCATGTCAAGTGCGATATCGATGTCGACGCCGAGGCCGACGCGGCGCTGGTGTCGGTGTGCCCTGACTGCCACCTTGAACACGCTGGCGGGTGCTTCTGATGACAGCGACAGAGCACAGCGCCCACACCTTCATTGTTGTTGACCCGGTGCAGGACTACTACGAGTCGTTGCTCATCCTCGGAGTCTTCGGATCGCTCAAGACGGCGAAGTACGCGGCACCGCGACTGATGAAAGCCGCCTGGGGGGTCGAGCCGAACCGCTTTGTCGAGGTTCAGGAATGGCGCGGAGACACACAGGTTGCGGCATGGACCTACCGCCCTGGTCGGGGCTGGCAAGCGGAGAAGTTGGAGAGCCGATGACCGCCGCAATCGATTGGGACTCGGTGCCGGATGTTGAGCCCGGCCCGGAGCGGGACTACTTCGGCGTGTACCGCAACGGCAACAACCAGCCGTTGATCATGGCCGAGGACGGCAGCAAGCGCTACCCGTACCAGCGCACCACCAACTTCATTGACCAGCTGGAGGACGGCGGCGAAGGCCTGCGCATCTGGACCGAACGCCTCACCTTGGCCGGTCTGGTGATGTCACCGGAGCTGCGTAAAGAGCTGATGGCGTGGATAGGTGAACCGCGCGAGCTGTCCGACATCGCCCGGCGCGCAGCACGGCTGGCGGGCCGCGATGAAAAGCAGGAATGGGGCTCGATGCTCCACCAGATCACCGACGCCATCGACAAGGGCGACATGATGCCCCGCCAGTGGTGGAACGAAAACACCAAGCAGATGGAACCGGTTCCGGTCGCCGAGGTGAACCGCGACGTGGAGGCCTACCGGATGGCCACGCGCTGCCTCACTCATCACGCAGCCGAGCAGATGCACGTCTTCGACCCCTACCGGGTCGCGGGCACGCCTGACCGGGTGTCGAGCTACAGCGCCAACGGCAAGCGTCAGGGCCGACCGAAGATTGTCGACCTCAAGACGGGCACCCTGCATCCCCGGATGGTGGAGGCACAGCTAGCGATGTACTCGCGCAGCCGCCCCTACGACCCGCAGGCCGAGGTGAGGTTGGACGCCGAACCGGTCGACCAGAAGCGCGGCATCGTCATCCACCTGCCGATGAAACAAGCCAGGTGCGAACTGTTTTGGGCTGACCTGACGAAGGGGTGGGCCGACTGCAAGGTGGCCCGCGACAAGCATCAGAAGGGCTTGCGCCGCAAGCTGGAGACCCTGGGGCGACTCATCGAGCTTGGCCCCGATGTGCCGCTCATGGAGCGGGTTGGCCTGTGCGCCAACGTCGATGCCTTGCGCGACCTCTGGAAAGAAGCCGTCGAGCGCGGCGAGTTAACCGAAGACCTCAAGGCGGCATGCCTTGAACGCCAACAGTTGTTGGCACCAACCAGTAAGTAAGAGAAGGGAATACACGTACATGTCCGAGAACTGGGACGCCGCCGAAGAGATTGAAATCCCGAAGGGCGCATTCATCGGGTGGGGTAACGAAAAGGGCCAGCACGTCACCGGCAAGGTCATCGAGTACGGCGACTCCGCAGGCGAAGACACCAAGGGCAACGCCTGCCCCCAGGTCACCGTCGAACTGATCGAACCGGCAGCATCATTTGACAAGCTGGGCAAGCGCACCGACTACCCGGCTGGCGAGCTGGTATCGCTGACGTGCAGTCAGGTGCAGTTGAAGCGCGGCATCAAGGCCACCGATCCGGCGCCGGGCGACCTGATCCGCATTGTGCTGGTGGACGTTCGGGTGCTGCCCAACAACGGCAACACCCTCAAGGAATACGGCATCAAGATCAAGCGCGGTGCCGGTGGGCCCGTGGCGGCGCCTGCGACCGCCAGCGCTGGATTCGGTGGTACCGCCGACGATTCCACTCCGCCGTTCTGATCGACGGCTGGTCGCGCCTGCGGTGAGGACATGGGCCAGCGCGCTAATGCAGGCATTGGGCGCGCAGTGGCAGCCTGGCCCGTGTCACCAGCACCCCCAAATTCCAAGGTATAGAAAGGATTTAAGCAATGCCCGTATCCATGTGGATTTTCATCGTCCTGGCGGTGCTCGCCGTCATTGGCGTGATCATCGGCATCTTCGCCCGGGGCGAAGAGCGCGCGGTGAGCTTTGCAGGCGCGATTGTCGCCGGAATCGTCGGTCTGGTGTTCTTCGCGTTCGCCGCGACGACCGTCGTTGGCACACGCCAGATCGGCATCGAGACGAAGTTCGGCCGACCCACTGGCACCACGCTCACCAACGGCCTGCACCTCAAGTCGCCGGTCACCTCGGTGACGGAAATGGACGGTGCCGTGCAGATCGACCAGCACAAGGACGGTGGACGCATCAAGGTCCGGCTGGGCAACAGCTCAACGGCGGACGCTGACGTGTCGGTGCGCTGGCAGATCAAGCCGGACGCGGCGCCCGAATTGTTCTTGCAATACAAGACATTCGACAACGTGCGCATCAACCTGGTGACCCGCAACCTACAGGTTGCCCTCAACGAGGTGTTCGCAACGTTCGATCCTCTGGCGCCGAAGAACCTTGACCGTTCACCGCTGCCCGAGCTGTCGACGCAGGCGAAGAAAATTCTGGCCGCGAAGGTCGGCAGTCAGGTCGAGATTCTGGATGTCGCGGTGCCCACCATCGACTACGACGACGGCACTGAGCAGAAGATCAACCAGCTGAACCAAGAGCGCGCGGCGACCGCTGTCGCCGAGCAGGCCAAGATGACGGCCCTGGCGCAGGCGGCAGCCAACGCCAACCTGGCTGCTTCGGTCTCGCGCGACCCCAACGTCTTGGTGTCGAAGTGCTTGGACATCGCCCGCGAGAAGGGCTTGGCGCTTCTGTGCTGGCCCACAACCCCTGTCCCCACCATCCCCGTCAAGTAAGGCGGCGGCTGGCGGCGGGTGCCCCCTGCCCCGCCGTCAGCCGTCCAGAAACCACCAGAGAGGCAACCGCAGTGAATCGCATCCCCGGCCACAACCTGTTGAACTTCGCCAGCCAGATCGATGACAACACCATCGAGCAGGCCAAGGAAACGGCCTCTATGCCGTTCATCCACCCGCACGTTGCGCTCATGCCGGATGCACACAGCGGCAAGGGCTCGGCGGTTGGCACCGTCATCCCCACAGTCGGCGCTGTCATCCCGGCGGCGGTCGGTGTAGACATCGGGTGCGGCATGATCGCGGTGCGCACCGCCTACGTCGGTGCCCATATCGACGGCCGGGACTTGTCGAAGCTGCGCGCGTCGGTGGAGTCGGCCATCCCGCTATCCCCGGGCAACTACAACCGGAGCCTGGACCGGTTCGCCTTCACTGTCGAGAAGATCGCCTCTCTTGAGCGCATGGCCAAGTACGCCGTCGATCTGTCGCACTCGCCGAAGTGGCGCGAGCAGCTGGGCAGCCTCGGCGGCGGCAACCATTTCATCGAACTGTGCGTCGACAACTACGAGCGGGTGTGGCTATTCCTGCATTCCGGCTCGCGCGGTGTCGGCAACAAGATCGCCCAGAAGCACATTCGTGTTGCGCAGGACTTGTGCCGCCGCTACTGGATTGATCTGCCGAACCGTGACCTCGCCTACCTTGCTGAGGACACCGACGAATTCAAGTCGTACATCAAGGAATTGGCGTGGGCGCAGCGTTTCGCCTACCTAAACCGTGCCGAAATGATGGATCGCTTTCTGCGGGCGTTCGCGCACTGGATGGGCGCCGACCCGACCAATGCCGACGAGGTGGCCAGTATCGAGGTCGAGCGCATCAACTGCCACCACAACTACACCGCCCGGCAGAAGATCGGGAACGTCGATGTGTGGCTGACCCGCAAGGGCGCTATCGACGCCAATGAGGGTGTTATGGGCGTCATCCCCGGCTCGATGGGCACCCGCTCGTATGTGGTGCGCGGCAAGGGCAACCCGGCAGGCCTGTATTCAGCACCGCACGGCGCCGGACGCCGGTTCTCGCGTACCAAGGCCCGCGAACTGTTCACCGCCGACGACTTGGCCAAGGCCATGGTCGGTATCGAATACCGCCACGGCGACGCATGGGTGGACGAGATTCCGCAGGCATACAAGGACATTGACGTTGTAATGGACGACGCCGCCGAGCTGGTTGAGGTCGTCGCCGAGCTGCGCCAGGTCATGAACGTGAAGGGGCAGTGACCATGGCACAGCACGAGATGCGCGACCCGTCCGAGAATCGGTGCGTCGCCCGCAAGATAGATGGCGCCTTCTACCGGGTGTCGTGGAACGGCTCACCCGGCGGTGATGTGATCCTCCCCGAGGGCGCGTTGGGTGTCGTGCGGTCGCCTGTGTCCCATCGCAACGACCGCGTGGCCACCGTCGACCGCCCCGTGGTGCGCGTCACGCCGCTGGGCCGCGCGTGGCGTATCGGCTACAACATCGACGGCAGGTTTCACGTCGAGGCCGTCGCATGAGGCTTTTCAGCACATGCCGCGACTGCGGTGAGGCCATGTTGGTCACCAGCATTGATGACACGGTGCACCCGACGTGCGCGCCGAAGCCGACCGCCGTCGACATTCAGTGCGCCGAGTTTCTTGCCGCTGTGCAGGCCGGTGACGGCGCTCGCGCCGACGAGCTGGCCGCGACCATCGATGCCGCCGAACGGCCCACTCTGCGCGGCTCAGCCCTGTACTACAGCCAGTCCCTCGGCTGGCCGGTGTTCCCGCTCAAGGCCGGGAGCAAGGAACCGGCCACGCTCAAGGGATTCAAGGACGCCACCACCAACCGGCGTCGCATTGAATCCTGGTGGAACGGCAACCCCAACTACAACATTGGGCTACCCACGGGGCACGCATTCGATGTCATCGATGTCGACCCCGCCCACGGTGGCTGGCAATCGCTTGCACAGCTAGACGAAAGCGATGTGCTGCCCGACATCCACGGACGCGTGGCCACGGCGGGCGGTGACGACCGGCTATGCGGTGTGCACTTATACATCGCGCCGACCGGCGACAAAAACGGCACCAACCTCATGCCTGGAATCGATTATCGAGGATTCGGTGGATACGTAGTGGGTGCACCCTCACGGCTTCCGGGTGGGCGCAGCTGGTCATGGTCATCGCCACCTTCACCACGCGTTAGACGCGGCGCAATGCACCAGGAACTAGCGGGATGAAACTACTCGGCTTGGTGCAATGCGAGCGCGATCTCGGCGACAGCTTTCGACAAGTAGTGCACTGCCTGCGCAAGATCCCGCGTGGCCTGGTCCTTGGCGCTGTTTCGTGCCAGTGCCGCGTAATTGGCCGCGCTCGTGGCGTGACTTTTCCCAGTTGCAAAGCCCATAGCGGGACTCCCTCGTCTCGTTTGAGTGAAACAAAAATACGGAACGAGGCCAGTTCGTGACAGGGGAAGAGCCAGAGTCGTTTAGCGCGAGGCTCGTTCGCGCCGGAATTGTGCAATCCAAGCCGGAGCGCCGCCCGGCGCCCCGCACGGCGACCACATCGCGCGACACCGCGCCCTACTACCGGGCCGCGCTGGAGAAGGAAATGGTGGAGATGGCCTCCACCGGGGAGGGCAGGCGCAACGACCAGCTGAACATTTCGGCATTCAATCTCGGCCAGCTCGTGCCACACGGGCTGGACGAACTCGAGGTAATCGACTCGTTGACGGCGGCGGCGCGGTCGACGGCGGGAACGCCGATGACGGACCGCGAGATTGAGCGCACCATCCGCAGCGGCTTGGAGTCCGGTAAGCAGCAGTCCCGGTACGCCGAGAACACCAGCTATGCGATGACGGCGGCGGCGCCGGTCGACGTGCCGCCTCCGACCGAACCGCCGCGGATTGACGTACGCGACTACGAAGGCGACTTTTGGCAGTCCCGCACGTCGCTGAGCACGGTGTATACCGCTGCCCTTGCCGGCATGTGTTCACCGTGGGCGGTGCTGGCCTGCTGTGCGGCACGGGCCTTGGCGCTGGTCGATCCACACATCAAGCTGCCCGCCATCATCGGTTCCCGTGGCGGCTCGCTGAACTGGTTCGCGATGCTGGCCGCTGAATCCGGCGGCGGCAAGTCGACGGCGATGGAAATCGCCGAAGAGCTGATACCGATGGCTATCAAGACGCTGAACCTGGGCAGCGGCGAAGGCCTTATCGAGGCTTTCGGCGAACGCAGCGACGACGGCACGGTCAAGGACCCGGTGGCGGGTCACCGCTCGATTCTGTTCTCTGTCGATGAGATTGACTCGTATTCGGCGGTGGCCGGGCGCAGCGGTTCGACAGTGATGCCGATCCTGCGGTCGGCGTTCACGGGCGGCTCGCTGGGCTTCGCGTACCGGAAAGGCAATCGGCTGCCGGTGCTTCCGGCGCACTCGTATCGGATGACGCTGGTGTGCGCCGCCCAGCCGGGCCGAACGCGCGCCATGTTCGCCGACGCCGATGGCGGGACACCGCAGCGGTTTATGTGGTTCCCGGCGACCGATCCTCGGATCGCGGCGGTGCGGCCCACATTCAACGGCGCCCTGTATCTGCCCCCGGTGACGGACTGGCAGTATCCGGCCACCCTGCGGGTGCCATCGGAGTGCGAGGGCCTGATTGTGACCACGCGGGCCTCCCAGGCGCGCGGTGAGACAGCGGCGCTCAATTCGCATGCCCTGTTCGCCCGCGAGAAGTTCGCCTACGCCTTGGCCATCCTGGACGGCCGGTCGGCGATGGATTCGGAGGACTGGCGCCTGTCCGGGGTCGCGGCGGCGGTGTCCGACGCGGTGCGCCAATGGGTGCTCGATCGGCTGGCGGCTTCCGAAGCCGAGGAGGCGCGCCAGAAGGGGCGCCTGCAAGGCGTGGCCAAGTCGGCGGCTGACATCGAGAAGGCGGTCGAAGACGGGGCCCTGATGGCGCGATCCATCGAAAAGGTGTCGGAGCTTCTACGTAAAGCCGGGGATGACGGACTCACCGGCAGAGAGGTGCGGCGCAAGCTCGCTGCCCGGTTGCAGCCCTTCAGCGAGCAGGCATTGACGGTGTTGCAGGCGGATGGCAAGGCCCACGCCAATGTCGCTGCCGGACGCGCTCAACGGTGGGTGTGGTCATGACTCCAGCAAAGGGTGTCAGTGGTGTCAGCGCTGACAGTAGGTGTCAGCAACTCGCCACTGACACCGCTGACACCAAGGATGCCCTAATAAACGTCTCTACCTGGTCCTATATATAACTATGCATATAAGAGAGATTCGTGTACGTATGCGCCACCCCAGGTCAGGGCGTTGGGGGGTGCGCGCACAAGGTGTCAGCGCTGACACCACTGACACCTCAGCTACGCCGGAAAAGTCAGTTAACAACCACAACCGAAGGGATTGAGATGACCACCACGAAGTCCAAGCCAAAGCCCAAATGCAAGGACTGCCTTGCCGAGGGCGTCACAACACTGCGGCCCGCCCCGTGGCCCGGCCCCCGATGCGAAACGCACCGCAGGGCCCGCCAGAAGGCCGTCCGCCGCAAGAACCATGGCCGGATGGTCGAGAACACCTACGGCATCACGGAGACCGAATACGAAGCGATTCTGGCCGTGCAGGGCGGTGCCTGCGCCATCTGCGGACGGGCCAAGGGCATCACGAAGCGGCTAGCCGTCGACCATGACCACAAGCTCGGGAACACACGCGAAGCAGTGCGCGGCCTGCTGTGCACGACTTGCAACCACGTCGTCATTGGCCGGTACGGACCCGAAGCACTGCGACGGGCCATCGACTACCTGGCAGATCCTCCGGCGCGGCGAGTTCTCACCATCGAGCTGCCCCCGCTCCCTGTGGCTCGCACCGAGGACAAGGCCCCGACAGCTGCCGAGGTGTCAGCATGAGCGCGATCGAATGGACCGGCACCACCTACCTGACCGAGTGGGGCCTCGTTGACGGCCAGAAGCGATACATGATCGGCGGTGGGTACCTCTACGCCAATGACGCTGCCGATGACGATTGGCGCCTCATTGGCCCGATCATCGGCGACGGTCACCAGTTCGCCGAGGCACACCTGATGATCCAGAGGCAATGGGCGCCACAGCGGCACCTGGTTGCCGTGCCCTCCGCTCCAGAGCCGACCACCGACCGCCGCACGCTGTGGATCAACGGCGTAGTCCTGACTGGTGAAGTCCGGTCGATCAGCACCCACACCCACAGCGACGGAACACAATCCATCGAGTTCAGCTTCAGGCCGGACAGCGCTGATGACACCGTTCGCGTCATCGAGTCCATGCGAGTCGACCAGTGAGCAAGAACGCGCCAGTGGATGCCATCAACCCATCGCACTACAGGAATCACCCGTCCGGGATCGAATGCATCACCATCACCGAGCATTTTGGGTTCAACCTCGGCAACGCCATCAAATACATCTGGCGCGCCGGGCTCAAGACGGACAGCCCCGTCGAAGACCTGAAAAAGGCGCGGTGGTACCTCGACCGGCAGATAGCGCTTATCGAGCGAAGTGGGGTCGACCAATGAAGGTCTACATCGTCACCACCGGCAGCTCTACGGCTACGAGTGGACGCCCGTTGGCGCCTTTGAGCAGGTCTACGACATCGACGGCTGGACATACGAAGGCGCCCACCCCGGCAAGGCCACCGTGGTCGAAGCCACCGACCGTTTCGTCAAGGTGATCGGAACCGACGAAATGGCCGTCCGGAAAACCATCTACGACACCGTGACACAGATCCGAGCACGAGCCGAAGGGATTGCATGACATGACCACCATCGCCAAGGGCAGCGCCGTCGAGCTGTGCGCGCACCCGGATTGCAAGCGAGACAACGGCAAGCCAGCACACACGCCGGACGGCATGTGCCGCAGCTGCCAGCGCCGCGTCGCCACCGCACTGGAGCGCGTTGTGCTCGATTGGGTTCAGCTGCACCAGCTCCCCGCACCCAACAAGGGCGACAAGATGCGCGGCGCCAAGGTCAAGGACTACGGCCACCCGGCCGAATGGGCCTCGGACATGCTCACGAAGATCGCCATATGCCTACGGGCAGCACATGACAACCTCGCAAGCACACTGGCCGAGCAGGGACACGAGGCCCCTGGCGAGGACTACCCCAGTGAGCGCGCCGCCGTCATCGCCGCACACACCTACCTGTCGGTGCGCATCGACAAGCTATGCCGCCAGGAATGGGCTCCAGACATCATCGCCGAATGGCATGGGCTGCACTCGAAAGTCCGCAGCCAGCTCGGCCTGACGCGGCCACGTATCGCGCTGCCAACACCGTGCCCCGACTGCGACATGCGGACCCTGACGCGCTACATCGACGTACAACGCGACTGGATTGAGTGCGGCAACTGCCAGACGCAGATCCGCAGCGAGCACTATCCGCTGTGGACGCGGATGGTGCTGGATGAGATCGTAACCCCAGCTCAGAGGGTGTAATAATACGATTCTTGCACTTCTAATATTTTATATTAGGATTGTGAAATGGCTACTATACAAACAGTTGTTCCCGATGAATTCGCTGCCGTCTTCGAAGAAGCCGCCTCGGCGCGAGGACTGACCGTCTCCTCCTATGCCCGCCAGGTGCTCATGGGCGCAGTCAAGACTGACGGGACGTTCTTTGGCGTCGTCATGTGCCGCGCCAATTCCGAAGTCGATTCAAAACGATGGTTCGCCAAGGCAATGCCATACGCACACGCCGAAGTGGTTGACGGAGCATTGATCTTCCGTAATCCAGGCGGAAGAGCGGAAGTTGTTATTGCACCCGGACGATGGCGCGAATGCAGCAGGCGACTCGATGTTGATCGTGACGTATTCGACGCCTCCGTCGACTTGGAGTGAAAACACCTCACGGTGACACACCGTGACAGCCAAGATGCGGAATGCCCTGTGTTACATGTACTATCGAAGCGACTGACAGAGCTGTGCCCAAACACCGGACCCCCTTCGCCCGCGCGGAGGGGTTTTCGCATTTCAGGGGAGTTCATGACTGCGGTACTCGTGCCGGATGGCGCCGAATCCCTCGTCACCGCCGAAGAAGCGGCCACCATCTGCGGTGTCCGATCCGTCACTGTTCGCCAATGGGCTTCGCGCGGCTACGGCCCCGCCAAATGCAAGACCAGGCTTCCCCAGTGCGGCATAGACGATCGCGGCCGCAAGCTCTACCGGCTGCTCGATGTCGCCAAGGCTGAGCACGCAACAAGGGCACTCGCGCGGCGATGAGCCGATGCCTGGTGCGCCAGATCGAAAACCAGGCAAGACTATTGACCCAAAGTCAAATCAGGCATGACGCAGACGCGACAGACGATATCTGCGCAGAAATCGACCGCCTTAATGATCTCCTTGAGCGCGAAGTTTCTTAACCACGTCCGGCACCGGCACAATCCCATCCGGATCAGTACTGCCATTGATTAGGTTCAAGCCCATCCGCCGTAGCCTTCGGTTTGACTCCCGGATCCTGTCAGTTAGCTGTCGCTCTCGCTCATCAGCGATGGCCATGAATTCGCGGACCGCCAGGTCGAAGGGCGTATCTCCGAAAGTTGTTACTGGAGGTGATGGTCGGCGGTCAAGGTTGGCCTCCGAGAAGTCTGCTAACCCAATAGTCAACTTGCCGAGCATGGTCAACTTGACACGATCTATGTGCGTCTGGACCCTCGCGCTACGCTCTGGCGTGGACAACGAACCGTCCCGCAATTCGACCAAATTGGCCAGCCCAATGTCTCGTTGAGTCGGATCATCTGACAGAGCCCTGGTGAGCGCGGCCTCCTGACGGGATTGAAATTCGTTGTCCCGCATGAGTTCATCACGCTGTCTCTCCAACTGCACGAGCCGCCGATGCTTCAGGTATGCGATCACACTCGGCGGTGTCGCCGAGACAAACGCGGTGACAGCAGCCGTTGCAACGGCAATCCAGAATGTCGCCATCTACGAATTCTACCGCCGGATGGCATGGTCAGAGGATTGAAAACATGACCGGCCGCAACACCACGCTACGAGACAAGCACAGGCGCTACCTCGCCCGTGGACGACCACCATGCCACCACTGCGGCGAGCCCATCGACTACGAGGCCAATCACCTTGAGCCACTGAGCTATCAGGTTGACCACCTCATCCCCTTATCCAAGGGCGGCACAGACACACTGGACAACAAGGTGCCATCGCACCGACAGTGCAACCGGGACAAAAGCGACAAGCTGCCCGAAGACATCGGCGCCAACTTCGTCACCGAAAGGTGTTGGTGGTAAGGACAGAGACGTACAAGTGCCAGCAATGCGGCACAGACGTTGTACGGAATATCTCTCGTGGCCAGCGCCCCAAGTGGTGTGATCGATGCCGGGCCAATGTTCGTACCAGCCAGCCTTGCCCGATCTGTTCTGCGCCAGTTGCAAAGCGGGCGAGGTATTGCTCGCGAAAGTGCGCGCAATCGATACGCCCCCGGAAGCCCAAGGTGTCGTCTAAAGCGCCTGTTGACACAAGAGGTCCGCTGAGGCGAGCGTACGAGGACAAAGACCATGCGGGCGTGATCGCGGCCATCAAATCCATGGCTGTAATCGATACTGCAACCGGGTGTTGGAACTGGAGCCGCCGCACAAAGGATGGCTATCCAGTGCGGCAGATCGGCAGCAAGAGCGTTGCAGTACACAGGCTTGCGTTGGAGTCATCACTGATGAAGCCACTCGGGACTCAGGCCGCGCACCACACCTGCGCCAACAGTCGGTGCGTCAACCCTGGCCACCTCCAGCCTGTGACGCACAGAGAGAACCTTGCCGAAATGCTCGCCCGCAAGGCATACGTAACCCGCATCCGTGAGCTTGAGCAAGCGTTGGCCGCGCTAGCGCCGTCGCACCCATTGCTCAGCGCTGTTGACATCGCCTAATTGTCGACCCCGACCACCCACATGCCCCTCCCCTGCCGCCTAGTCGCCCCTCGTGGCATAGGCGGGTTTTTACACACTACGTTTTCCACCGGGCCAGGGCCGAACCGCGATTGATCACAGGCTAAGGTTCAGCGTCCTATTCAGCTCCACTTGTGATGGTGAAAGAACCTGGGAAGGTCTGCTCGGCGAGCCCCTCTGCCCTGGCGCTGGGAGGAACGCGAACGCTTTCGTTAGGCCCCCGCTGGCTCCAGACGTTCACCATTTCGTGGCCCGTCTCCGGCCACGCGAACGCGGCCATCTTGTAGCAGCTGCGAAAACCCGCTCGCTGAAAGGTCAGAGCCGCTGGACGATATATGCGTCTTACGGGCGGCAGCTCAAAGGAGATTAGAAACTCAAATCCTCCAATCTCGAAAAAGCCCCCGAGAACCTCGCTGCCCATGCTCGCGAGACGGACTCGCACCGAGTTCGGGATCACGGGCACGTCGTGGTCACGATCAAGTAACACATACATGCCCCAGTGCTTAGGCCATTCGGCGCCACGCCAAAGTATCTCGGCGAGCACGTCATTGGTAACCCCGAGGCGAAAGCGATAGGCCCGATGACCATTAACTACAAGGGCTTTCGCTTCTATCGCACCCCAAAGCGCCTTGAGTAGCCACAGCTCCAGATGCGGACCACTCACCATGGTGAATCCACGAGCAAAATCGGCAACTCCCTCGTGCCATGTCATATCAACCAAGTCGTCGCGCAGGTAGGCGAAGAACTCCGCTGCAACAGAGTCAAGCGGTGACAGAGCCTTGTTATGTCTCTCGCACAACATCCTGGTTGATACCCCTTTGATGCCGACCGTCTTCTTTTCACTGCTCGGCTGCCACGACGCACCCTGGAGTGCAACGACCTTCTTGTCAGCTGAGATGCGCTCTAGAAGATCGTCACTGATCCAGTGCTCAAGTGTCAGTTGATCGTCGCAATCGTGGCTAAGCCTCGCGTAGCAGCCGGGATTGGCGTAGCCGGTTCGTGGCCCCGCAATCAAAGCTGCCGGACGCTCCGCGACCCATGAGTAGTCAGGAGCTCGATGACAACGCTGTGTCTGCCTACGGGAGCCGCACGGACAGTGATCATCCAGCGCCGGGCCGTATAGCGGGTTGTGCCGAACGTCAGGATCGCGCACGACCTTGTCAAGCCGCCTCATATGACCTCCGACCGATTGATACCGGGAGAACATCATCACACGCAACCAGGGCTATGGCGCGCGTATCGCCGAGGTGACTATCGCTGGCGGCGAGCCGTCGATTCGCTGGGTCGAGGGATAGCCGACCAATGTCGGTGATGCTGGCCGCTCGCGAGGGTGACCAGACCGACCTGCTGGAGTCGATGCGCGACCGCCTTTCGCCGGTTGTGCTTGACCCGGAGACCAATACCCGCGAGCTGGCGTCGCTGTCGCAGCGGCTCCTGGAGATTCTGCGCGACCTTGACGACGGCCCCAAGTCCCGCAAGGAACGCCGCGAGCTTCTGGGCAAGATGCGCGTTCGGGTGGCGACCGCCGTCGACCGTGACGACACCCCGATCCGCGACTTGGCGGCGCTGTCACGGCGTCTGCTGGATATCGCCGAAGACATCGCCATCTTGGATCAGCTGTCGGGTGAAACGGACCCGATCGCGCACGCGGTGAAGGTGCCCGACGATACGAACGTCGAGGCCCCGGCACTGTACGCCAAGGCCCGCTATGTGGTGCCGCCAGAGAACATGGTCACTACCGAGTGGCCATCGATCTGCGAGATATGCCGTGTGCTGGGCATCGAATTCGATGACTGGCAAGACGACTTGGGTCGCCTGATCTTGGCGAAGCGGCCGGACGGCCTGTACGCCTCGGACACGACGGCCATCTCGATACCGCGCCAGTCAGGTAAGACCTACCTGATCGGCGCAATTGTATTCGCGCTGTGCATCAAATACCCCGGCCTGCGGTGCATCTGGACCGCGCACCTGTTCAAGACGGCGCGCGAGACTTTCGAGTCGATGCAGGGCTTGGCCGACATGCCGAGCGTAAAGCCGTACATCAAGCGGATTTACAGCGGCTCGGGTGACGAAAAGATCCTGTTCACCAATGGTTCGGTGATCATGTTCGGCGCCCGCGAGCGCGGCTTTGGTCGCGGCTTCCCGAACATCGGCGTGCTGATTTTCGATGAGGCACAGATCCTTACGTCGAAGGCGCTCGATGACATGACGCCATCTACGAACGTTGCGAAGAACCCGCTCATTTTGACGATGGGCACACCACCCAAGCCGGAGGACCCGAGCGAGTTCTTCACCACTCAGCGTCTCGACGCTGGTATCGAGGCCGACGACGAAGACTATGCCGGGCTCGATGACGATGACGACGATGTGCCGCGTGAGTCGCTGTACGTCGAGTTCTCGGCGGACCGTGGATGCGACCCGAGTGACAAGACTCAGTGGCGCAAGGCCATTCCAGCGTTCCCGAACCGCGTCAGTGAGCGGGCGGTACGCCGCATGCGCAAAATCCTGGGCGAGGCCTCATTCCTTCGGGAAGGTCTCGGCATCTGGGACAAGATCGTCAGGACCAAGCGCATCATTTCAAAGCGCCTGTGGGCCTCGGCGATTGACATTGGCCCAGATAGCGATGCGACGCCCTCGGCGATCGGTGTCGACATGTCACATGGGCGCGAGCTGTCCATTTCGGCAGCGTGGGCGCTCGAAGGTGGGCGCGTCCACGTCGAAGAGGTGTGGAGCGGCTTCGACATTTCGGCCGGCAAAAACTGGTTGGTCGAGACATCGAAACGCATTGACATCTTGATCGATTCAGCTTCGCCCGCGTCGGCGCTACTGCCCGATCTGCTGGCCAGGCGGTGCCGGGCTCGCCAAACCACAGCGCAGGACATGGCCAAAGCCTGCGGCGCCTGGATGGATGCGATCGACTCCGAACTTTTGGACGACGGCCTACCACTGCTGACCCATAGCGGTCAGGAAGCACTCACCAAGGCAGTCGCCGGGGCCCAGAAGCGGCCCATCCGCGACGCAGGCGGCTTCGGCTGGGACCGATCGGACGACGCCGTGAACATTGCGCCTCTGGTGTCGGGAAGCCTTGCGCTACTTGGCGCAACCACTAACGGACCTCGGAAACGGACCACCAGAAAGGCGGTGTACTAGATGGTTGCACCGCCCGCAGACCTGGCCCGCTTCATGGACACCGGCGAGTTGTCCGGTCAGGAAGTCCAGTACCTCGGACGGCTGCGCAGCCAGTTGGCTCAGGCTCGCCGCGCCAACGAGAAGAAGTACACGCTGTACGAGGGCAAGCACAAGGCGCGCAATCTGGATATCGCGGTGCCGCCGCACCTTGCTGACCTTGAGGTGTTTGTCGGCACGCCCGGCATTGTGGTCGACGTGCTCGCTGAGCGCGTCGAGTGGGACGGCTGGTCGGTGCTCGACGGCGACAGCACCGTCTTGGATGAGGCATACCGGGATAACGCCCTTGAGGTTGAGCAGGCCCGGCAGGCGGTCGATTCGCTGATCTGCGGCATGGGCTTTGTCAGTGTCGGTACCGGCGATCAAGAGCTGGATGAGCCAGCTGTGGTGGTCGGTGCCGAGTCCCCTATGGAAACGACTGTGCTGTGGGATTCCCGGCGCCGTATCGAGGCTGCTGGCCTGATCCAGCGCCGTGACCCACTGACCGCCGCGGTGACTACCGAGGTGCTGTACACCCCGCAGGCAACGGTGACGTTGCCGCGCGGCGGCGATAGCCGCGTCACCGAGGTTCAGCGCGATGACCACAACCTCGGTGTGGTGCCTATTGTCCAGTTCCCGAACCGTGAGCGGCCCTCCGATATTCGCGGCCGCTCTGAGATAACCCCGCCTGTGCGGTATGCGACCGAGGCTATCGGTCGCACCTTGCTCGGCATGGAAATCAACCGCGAGTTCTACACCGCGCCACAGCGTTACGGCCTCGGAGTTGACCCGGCACAGTTCGGCATTGACGAGAACACCCCGGCGGGCGAGAAGCTGGTCAAGCAGTGGAACGTGGCCATGTCGCGGATGAACTTCATTCCGCCCCCAGAGCCAGGCGACCCGATGCCGGAGGTCGGCCAGTTCACTCCGGCGCCGCCGACACCGTATATCGAGCAGATCAAGCACTACCTACAACACGTCTCGGCTGAGTCGGCGATCCCGTGGAACTACCTTGGCTTCGCCACCGACAACCCGCCGTCTGCTGACGCGGTGCGCGTGCTGGAGTCGCGGCTAGTCAAGCGCGCCTTGCTGCGCCAGCGTATGTGGTCGCGGGCATGGCGCCAGGTGGCTTACCTGATCGTCAAGCATCGTGACCCGCAGGCGACGATGGCCGCTGTCAGCGGCGTCGCACCGAACTGGCTCAACCCTGCCACGCCCACACCCGCATCGGACGCCGACCGGGTTTCCAAGCTGATCGCATCCGATGTCCTGGAGCCCAATTCCAAGGTCACGTACCGCGAGGTCGGTATTTCCGAGGCAGACCAGAAGATCATGGGGCAGGAACGCCGACAGAACACGGTCACCAAGCTGGTCGACCGGTTGTCGAATTCGCCTGTGCAAGAGGTTCCCCCACCGCCGCAGGGCGTGACGCCGGAGTTGGTGGATGCCAACCGAGGCAGCTGAGTTTCAGCTACTCCTGACTCGGCTCACCGTCGAGCTGGGCGGCGAAATCGCTGACCTACTGGCCCGCATCGCCGGAATGCAGCCGGTGGAGCAGATGGCGTATATCACCGCCGCCTACCCGGAAGTGGTGACGCCGTACCTGGCCGCGTCCAATGACCTGACGCAGGCCTGGTACGAAGCTCAGCCGGTGGTCGTGGCGACGTCAGCGCCCGCGTTTGAAACGGTGGCCGCTCCCCTGCTCGATGTTGAGACGCTAGCCATTTCGGGACGCTGGTCACTGACGCAGGGCAAGCCTGTTGAGGCTTTACAGGGCTCGGCGACGCGCTCGGTGTTCGATCAGTCGCGGCGCACCATCTCTGACAATGTGGAGCGCGAGCCCGGCGCCCGGTGGGCCCGCTACGCCTCGGCGAACGCGTGCAACTTCTGCAAGATGCTCGCCACACGCGGCGCGGTGTACACGTCCGAGGCGTCGGCCCTGGGGGTCACTGGTCGCAGCGTGAACTTGGAGACATCGGACCGGCGCGCCATCGCGGCCGGACAGATGACCCGCGACGAAGCCCTGGCCCGACGCTCTACGTTCCGCTCGGCGCGCGAGGCGGGCAAGCGCGGACGGCAGGTCGGCGATGCCCGTGTCGGTGCGCTGCGCGGCTCGCAGCAGTACGGCGATAAGTATCACGACTGGTGTCACTGCATCGCGGTGGCGGTGCGCCCAGGCGGTTCCTACGAGCCGCCGTCATACGTCGAGCAGTGGGATAAGCAATACGCCGCAGCGGTGACCGCCACTCGCGAGGCGGGCCAAACCAAGGGCAAGTACGGCGCCATCGACTTCAAGGCGGTACTGCGCCACATGGATGCGCAACAGCGCGAACAGACCTCCACCCCATAGCGGGGCGTGAGCGCGGACGGCCAGCGTCAAATCGGCCGGGTAATGCTGACGAGCTACGGAGATTTTCATGACTACAGTTCTGCCGACCCATCCCCGAACTGGATTGACTGCACTTGCCATTGGCAAGCGCGGCCCGATCTGGCCCGTGGCTGGGGCCTCGTCCGATCACGACCAGGACAACGGCGACAAGGGATCTGGTGACGCCAAGTTCACTCAGGCCGATGTGGAGCGCATCATCGGTGAGCGCCTGACCCGTGAGCGCGCCGAGGTCGCCAACAAATACGGCGACCTGGATGTACTCAAGTCCAGCCATACCGAGCTGCAAGCGATCAAGGATCGCGACAAGACGGACGCCGACAAGGTTCAGGATCAAATCGCTGATCTGCAAACCAAATTGGCTGCCGAGGCCGAGGCCCGCACCAAGGCCGAGGCGAAGGCGGCGGCGGCTGAGCGTGCACAGTACGGCGTCGACAAGGGGCTGCCGCTGGCGCTTGCCAAGAAGCTGGTCGGGACCACCGACGCCGAGCTTGACGCCGAAATCAACGAACTCAAGCCCTTTGTGGCTACCGCCGATGGCGGTCCACGGCCCCCGGCGCCCAATCAGCACCAGGGCCAACCCCCTGGCGGCAAGAGCGCCAAGCCGTCCTCGGTGTCCGCTGGCGCAGAGCTGTACACGAAGTCACACCCGAAACCCAACGCGTAGCACAGGACTCGCCTGCGCTATCCCCACTCCCATTAGGAGGAAAAATGGATCTCACTGTTCGCACTGAGACCTTTGGTGCAGGTAACCAGTCCTGGCTTGGTTCCAAGCACGGTACCGACGCATGCCGGACCGTCACCATCGACCGCGAAGCCCTGGTCAAGGAAACCCACTACCCGGACGGTCGGCTCAAGTCCGGCCTGCCGCTGGCCAAGGTGGGCGACACCTATGTGCCGTACGCCGCTGGCGGCGCCAATGGTGCTGGCGTACTTGCCGGTTTCCTGTTCACCGACCAGTCGGTCCGCGATGGCGGCGGCGACATCGTTGCCCCGCTGCTCGACCACGGCCGCGTGATCCTGTCCAAGCTCCCCGCCACGGTCGCCGCTGACGCGGACACCACTGGCCTGTTCGTTTTCGTCTAAGGAAGGGCTGAACAATGACTCTATGGACTGATGTCATCACCCCGGCCGCACTGACCGGGTATGCCCGCGAAGCGCTGGCCGACCGCGAACGCCGCAAGGGTTCTCTTGCCGCGTTCCTGCCGAACCGCACCGTGCCGGACATCGTTGCCCGCTTCGTCAAGGGCGACAACGGCCTTCTGGACGCGGCTGAGTACCGCTCGTACGACGCAGAGGTCAGCATCGGGGAGACTCCCGGCGCTGAGCGTGTCACCATCGAGCTGCCCCCGCTGGGCCGCAAGGTGCGCGTGTCCGAGTATGACCAGCTGCGCCTGCGTGGCAACGTCGACTCTGACACGGTGCTGTCGACGGTGCTCAAGGAGGCTAAGCGCCTCGCCTACGCCATCAGCGACAAGCTGGAAGTGATGCGCGGCAAGGTCATTGACAGCGGCAAGGCCGCAATCAATGAGAACGGCTTCATCGCCACTGCCGACTTCGGTCGCGGCGCTGCCTTCGCTGTCACCGCCGCAACCCTGTGGTCCGATCCGGCCTCCAAGCCGCTGACCGACCTTCGGCTGTGGCGTGATGCCTACGTCGAAGAGAACGGCGACGAGCCGGGCGTCATCCTGACTTCGCGCCGGGTGCTCAACGCGCTCATGCTGTCTGCCGAGATGAAGGCCTTGGCCACCAACTCGGCTACCGCGCCGGGACTGGTGACCGAATCCTTTGTACAGGCCACCTTGTCCGCGTACGGCCTTCCCCCGATCGCGGTGTTCGACCGCCGCGCAAAGGTGGCGGGCCAGACTGTCCGCATCCTGCCGGAGGACAAGCTGTACCTGCTGCCCGCGCCGGTCGATGCGTATGCAGAGGACGGCACCGACCTCGGTGCGACCGTCTGGGGCACCACCCTGGAGGCCTCTGAGCCGGATTACGAGATTGCCGAGGTTGACCGCCCCGGCATCGCGATGGGCGCTTTCAAGACCCGCGACCCGATCGGTGTGTGGGTTCACGGCGCCGCCATCGGCCTGCCGGTGTTGGCCAACGCCAACCTGTCCTTGGCTGCAAAGGTGCTGCCGGATCCAGATCCGGAACAGTAGCGATGGCTCTCATCCGATCCGATTTGGTCGGTGTCATCTACCTGCCCGGTGGGGCGCGCCTGTCCGCAGGCGATCCCGTCCCACCGGGTGAGGTGGTGGGCGCTCACCTAATCGAAGACGGCGAGGTCGACACCGCAGACCCGGAGCCCACCGGGGCGCCAACCGATGACACTGACGTGACAGCCGAAGCAGTGACAGAGGCGCAGCCCGAGCCCGCCGAAGCGGCAGCCGAGGCACCCGAGCCGGTTGCACCCCGTCCGGCTACGAGCCGGACCCGGAAGCGCTCAAGTGGCCGCGCTCGCTGACCAGGCCGACGTTGAGGCGCGGTTACGCCGCGACCTGACCGCTGACGAGGTTGAGTGGCTGCCGGGTGTGCTCGATGAGGCCTCTGCCCTGGTTTCTGCCTACTGCGGTGACCGCGCGTTCGACCCGGTACCGGACAGGGTGCGCATCGTGACCTCACGGGTGGCGGCGCGCGCCCTGACTGGCCGAACTGACTCGGCCACTGCCATCACCAATGCAGCGCACGTCTTCTCACAGACCGTGACTCTCAATGCCGACGCCGCCAACGGCGGCGTGTGGCTCACCAAGGCCGACAAACTCGCCCTGCACCGCTGGGCCGTGTCGGGTAAGGCCTTCTCTGTTGACATCTCGGGTCGATGACCGCGCCGAGCTTTCCCACGCCGTTCGTCGTCGCGCACGAGGCCTTCATTCCTGACGCCCTGAACGCACATGGCAATCCGATCGACAAGTGGGCACCCGCGACCGCACGGTCTGTGTATGGCGCTGGCCCGGCGATGTCGAATGAGCCGAAGTTGGTCGGCCAAGATCGCGTCATTGTTGACGTGGTGCTGCTCGTGCCGCCCGGCCAGGTCTACGGTCCGCGTGATCGGGTGACATTGGCGGGAAACGTCTTTGAATGCGTCGGCTATCCCGAGTCCACCGAATTCAATCCATTCGGCAAGCACTTCGGCGCTGTCGTCAACCTACGCAGAGTTGAAGGGTAGGGGTAGGGATGACCGTTACCAAGGTCCGCGTGAATAAACGCGCCTTCCGCGATCTGCGCAAGTCGGCGGCGGTGCAGGCCAAGCTGCTTGAGGTCGGCGAGGTTGTCGCCCAAGATGCCAACCTGGATCACCAAGTGACCGCTGACGTGGCGCAGAACGGCCCCGTCGATGACGGGCCAAGCTACACCGCAGACCTGCACGTCGGCAAGAACCGCGCCCGCGTCTCGGTGGTGACCGCGACCGGTCGCGCCATGGGGCACGAGCGCCGCACATCCTCGCTTCTGCGGGCAGCCGCACGCCGATGACGCTCATCGTCCACCCGGACGTTGATCAGCTCGCCGTCACCTATTTCACCAATACCCTTGCCGCACAGGGCCACACGCAGCATGTCGGCAAGAAAGTACCGGCCAAGAATCGCCCCGATCGGTTCATGCGCGTCTATTCCAACGGCGGGCCCGACGAATCGCTTATCGCCACGCGGGCGCAGGTAGTCGCCCAGCTCTATGACATCGACGGCCCTCGGTGCGCTCAGACCGCGAACCTGGTGGCAGCACTGGGCAAGGCAGCCGTTGGCTTCCTGTTCGACGGCTACCCCTACGTGGCTAGGGCCAAAAAGCTCGGTGGCCCAACCGATCTGGACGACCCGGACGTCAAGACGCACGTCCGCTATCAAGTCGTCCTCGAATGGCTCATCAGAGCCAAGCACTGAGTCTCAAGGCATCTTTACCAATCCCATTGCCCGCGTTGGGCAGAGAGGTGTATTCACCATGACCGGACCCATTGTCGCTGGCCCCGGTGGCGCAGCGGGCGATATCAAAGAACTGTTCTCCGGCTCGCCGACCGCGCCGGGAATCACTGGCGGTGTATTCATCGGTAAGCCAGGCATTGCCCTGCCCCCGGCTGATGACATCTTTATCCCCGCCACCGAGCACAGCCCTGACCTGAAAAATGTCGGCTTCGTCTCCGAAGACGGCGTGACCGGCACCGAAGATCGATCGATCAATGAGATTGCCGCCTGGGGCGGCGATATCGTTGCGTTCCTACAGGAATCGTTCTCGGTGTCGTGGCAGATGGTGCTGCTACAGATCATGAATCGAGAGATTGCCAAGCTGGCGTACGGCGACGACAACGTGGCCTACACGCAGGCGACGCAGGCGCATGGCAACTGGCTGGCCATCAAGGTCAACAAGCTGATGCTGCCGAAAAAGACTGTCTGGATTGACAGCTTCTACTCCGATGGCTCCGAAGGTCTCAAGGCGATGCGGTGGGTCGCACCGCTGGCCCAGGTGTCCGAGAAGGGCGATTTTAAGACCGCGCACAGCGAGTTGTCGGGCCATGACCTGACGCTCAAGCTGCTACCCGATTCACAGGGCAACAACGCCTACATCTACCTGGACGACGGCCAGGTTGTGCCTCTGCCCGCAGGCGGCGGCGGAACCCCTTAGCGCCTCCCCCGGCCCCGGAACCTGACCCGGAACCGGAGCCGGAGCCTGACCCCGAGCCAAGCGGCGAAGGGGCTTAGGAGAGGCGAAAACCAGCCGCCCATCGATTCACCACGCTGTCCCGCCCGTCCGTTTTGCCTTGGGACAGGCGGGCGGGACCCAAGGCACTCCAAGGCAACTCACCTGCAAAGGAACAATCACATGGCCACCAAGGCAACCGCAAAAAAGACCGTCCCCGCTGTCGAAGTTGACGATGACGATGCCCGTGAGTACGAAGACAACCTCGACATAGCCGAGGGCGAGCAGAGCACCGAGACCCCCGCGAAGCCGGAACCGAAGCCGGGCGATGCTGACTTCGATTGGGCGCCTATCTACGTCGAGGGCACCGAGCTGAAACGCTACGACGACCCTTCGGGCACGGTGGTGGCGCTGCCGCCGTTCCCGACGCCGGACGCGGGCGACATCTTCGCCGATCTGCTGGAGGACATTCCCGATCACGTGATGCTGATCAAGCTCTTCCGTCAGGCCATGCGCGATCACGCTGTGGACTACGGCGAAGGTATCGCGGCGATCACCGCGGCCTTCCGTGGCGGCGGCAAGCTGGCTGATATCAGGGGCCTGCTGACGTTCTGGTCAGGGGCCAAACTCCCAAACTGATTGGCGAGGTCCGTGACTTCGCACGCAAGCACGAGGCGGCTTTCCGCCTAGACCTGTTGCACGCCGGGCTGAGTTTCGACCGCCCGGCGTGCAGCTGGGAAGACTTGCATGCGTTCACCGTGGCCTCACCACCGGGGACCGCCATTCATTACGAGCTGGCCGAAGGGTGGCCGCTCGACTCACATCTTCTCGCCGGAATCCTTGAGCGCCTCAACGACTGGCTGTGGCTGCACACCAAGGATGCGCAGCGCAAGCCGCCACGGAACCGGCCGAAACAGATCCCACGCCCCGGCGTGCGTGAGCGCGCCAACGCGCTGACGGCAGCTCTCGGAGGCCGCACACAACAGGTCGTCCCGATGGCCGCATTCACATCCATGTGGCGTGAGGCACGGGCCCGATGGAAACGACAGAAGGGAGTTAGCGATGAGCAATGAGCTAATGGCCCTTTGGGTTTCGATCGTGCCCGACACCTCCCGACTGGTACGCGAGACCCGTCGCGCCGTCGACGGCATTGACCTGACGGTCGACATTGACGCCGACACCGGCAAGGCGCGCCTGCAAATCAAGCGCCTGGACCGCGAACTGAGCAAGGCGCGGCCCTACAAGATCGACATCGACCGCAAGCAGATCACCGGGGCCGCGTCCTTCATTTCCAAGACCCTCGGCGGGGCGATGGCAGGCGCCCTGGGCGGTCTAGCTATCACAGGCGCCGCTGGTGGACTGACAGCCCTTACCGGCGCCATCATGTCCGCTAGCGGCGCGTTTGGACTTTTGCCGGCCACCGCTGGCGGCGCGGCGACAGCTATCGGCGCGCTCAAGGTCGCCACCCTCGGCTTCGGCGACGCCATGAAGGACATTGGCGACCCCGAAAAGTTCGCAAAGGCTATCGCCGACCTGTCACCGAACGCCCGCGAGACCGCGACCGCTATCCAGTCCATGCTGCCGCAGCTCAAGGACTTGAAAAACGCGGTACAGGACCGATTCTTTGACGGATTCGCCTCCGAAGTGAAGGCCCTGGTCGCCACCTATCTGCCGATGATGCAAGGCGCCATGGCCAACATTGCAGGCAGTGCAAACAGCGCACTCAAGAGCGTTGCGGCGCTTCTGCAAGCACCGCAATCCGTTTCGGACATGGCAACACTGACCGGAAACAGCGCGACGGCATTCAACGCCTTGTCGCAGGCCCTTTCACCGGTCGTCAAATCTCTGCTGGATATCGGCACTGTCGGCTCCACCTTCATGCCGCAGCTGGCGCAGGGCGCCACCAACGCTGCCAATTCCTTCGCCCGGTTCGTCAGCAATGCGCGCGAAAGCGGCCGCATGACTGAGTGGATTCAGACCGGCATTCATGCCGTGGGCCAGCTCGCCGATATCACAGGCAATCTGGGGTCGATCCTCGGCGGGGTGTTCCGCGCAGGCAACGACGTGGGCGGCGGATTCCTGGCTTCGTTGCAGACCGTGACACAGACGATGCGCGACTTCGTGAACTCCACGGAGGGCCAAGATGCTTTGGGCGCCTTCTTCTCTGGAGCCAAGGAAGCCCTTGCCGCCCTGTCACCGATCCTCAAGACAGTCGGCCAAAGCCTGCTCGGCACCATCATCCCCGCATTCACCGGCCTGGGCACTGCCGCCGCGCCTGCGCTGCAAGCGGTGTTTACCAACCTGGCCGAGGTCATGAAGACCCTTGCCCCCGTGGTGACCTCGCTGGCGGGCCCTATCTCGACCCTGCTGGGCGCCATCGGACCGGCCGTAGTCCAAACCATTCAAGCGCTCGCCCCTGCGATTGCGCCGTTGGCGCAGGCCTTCGCCGACCTGGTGGCTGGTGCGGCCCCGATCCTGCCTGTGCTCGGACAGCTGGTCGGCGCGGTGGTCGGTGCGCTCGCCCCAGCCCTGTCGACGCTATTCAAGGCCCTGGCCCCGGTCGTCTCGGCGCTCGCGAACGCACTCAAGCCGGTCATCGACCAGCTGGCGCCCGTACTGGCCGAGGTCGCAGGCACATTCGCCAACGCCTTCGCGGGCGCCCTCCAGCAGGTCACGCCGCTACTGCCCCCGCTGCTGGGCGCAATGGGCGATCTACTCAAGACGGCGATTCCCCTTCTGCCTCCGCTGGCCGAGCTGGGCACTGCCGCCATTCCCGCTATCGCGGCGGCGATCAAGGTTGTGGCGCCACTGTTCACCGGCCTGGTCAAGATCCTCACGCCCATCGTTGACGTGGTGATCAAGCCCATGATCAGCGGATTCAAGGCACTGGCCGACGTGATTGGCGGTGTGGCCAACGGACTCAGCGGCATTGTCGACAAGGCCAGCGGCTTCCTGTCCAAGGTGCCTGGCCTCGGCGGCATCTTCGGCCACAAAGACGGTGGCCCGATCGGCAACGCGCCAGGCTACGCCGGAGGCGGCAAGGTCAGCGGACGGGGCACCGGCACCAGCGACTCCATCTTGGCGTGGCTGTCCAATGGCGAAGGCGTCATGACAGCGGCGGCCATGCGCAACGGCGGCGCCCCAATCCTGGCCGCGCTCAACGCCGGATGGGTGCCACCGGCGGAAATGCTGCACGCCATGATCCCTGGCTTCGCCCAGGGCCTCAACCCTGGCGCCGACTTCCTGCGCACCACGATCATGCGCCAGTGGCCGCAGATCGGTGACATTGGCGGGCGCCGCGCCGAGGACGGCTACGGCGAGCACTCCAGCGGCAACGCCATTGACGTGATGGTGCCCGACTGGGACACCCCTCAGGGCATGATGCTCGGCAATCAGGTCGCAGGCTTCCTGGTCAAGAACCGCGAACAACTCGGCCTTGACGGATTCATCTGGCGCCAAACCAGTTACGGCTACGGCGGTTCCTTCACAGACGGCAAGGCCATGAACGACCGTGGTTCGCCGACGCAGAACCACATGGACCACCTCCACGTCATGCTCGGCAAGGGCCGTGGCGCAGGCGCGGCAGCTGTCGGCCTACCCACCAGCAGCATTTCGCTGCCCTCGGCGTCCGGCATGTCCGGCGGCAGCAGCCTCTTCGGCGGCGGTTCGTCATCCGGTCGCGGCGATGGCGCCGCAGGCGCGCGCCGGGTCCGCGAGGCGCAGGACCGTGTGTCTGATCGCGACTTTGCCGTGCAGCAGGCGCAGGCCTCGCTGGACGAACTCAACGCCAAGGACCCAGGCAAGGTCACGCAGAAGCAGCGCGACGCCGCCGAATACCGGCTGGCCAAAGCCAAGCGTGAGCAGGCCCAAGCCACCGACGACCTGACAGCAACGCAAAACGAATACAACGCCGCCATGGCGAACTCACCATTTGGCGGTGGGGCCGGTGGTGGCAGCGCGGCGGGCAGTGACCTCGGCCAAGGGCTGATCGACGGCTTGTTTCAGGGCCTCGGTTTCGACGGTTCGCTGTTCTCCGACCCGAGGCAGTGGGGTCTGGTGAAGATGTTCACCGGCCTACTCGGCGGCGGCGCTGGTGGGCCGGGCCAAGGCGGCGGCATGTTGAACAGCATGGGCCTGCCAAGCCTTACCGGCTTGTTCTCGCAGGGCCAGACATCGACGGTGACCGCAGAAAATGTGATGCCCGGCGGCGGGCCCGGTGGCCTTATTGCGGGCATTGGCGATATCGCCACCAACGCTTTCCAGCAAGGCATGTCGGCCCCGACCACCATCGATAACTCAATCAACCTCAACGGCAATCAGGGCATGGACCCGCAGGCCGTTCAAACGTCCATCCAGAAGAAGCAAAACGAACGGACGCGCACCTACGCACCGGCAGGACTGGGAGCATGACCGAATCAGCCACCGCGCCGGATCATTGGGGCGAGAACCCGGCCGACAACCAGATTCAACCGCCCTTCTACCGCTGGGGCGGAAACGCCAATGAGCTTGCCGGAGCGGTGTTTGCCGCCGTCAAGTTCCCCGGCTGGGAGCAATTCACCCGCTGGGAATGGCTGCCCGAAGAGCTTAAGAACATGGAGACCAACCTGCTGTACATCGGTGTCGATGGCAGTAAGTGGCATCTTGCCGGTAATCATCGCGGCCGCGAAGGGGCGGTGCTGGAGTCCGAGCTGATGGGCGCGATGTCGGTGCCGTTCGATCACCGGTTCTCGGAAGGGCCCTACCTGATCGGCTCACGGCTGGAGCGCACCGACATCAAACGCCGCACGCAGTCATTCGGCGTCATCTTGAACCCCAACGCCAATGTCCGGGCCCGCCTGAATATTTCGACCGAGACCATCTACCGCAACACCGAGGCCAGGTGGCAGCGGGCATGGTCGAAGACGCAGCACGGATGGTTGGGCTACTTCACCCGCTCGACCGGATGGCGCTGGCTCAAAGTCATTTTGGATGGCGGCGCCACCCCGGAGACCATGAAAAGGGACCCGGTGGCGTTCGGTAACAACATGCGCCAGGTGACGATGAACGTCGTCAGTCCGGACCCTTACGCCTACAAAAAGATGTTCCGCTCCAAGACCGTTGGCTTCGACGCCACCAAGCCCAAGGTCGCGGTCGGCGGTGAGGGCTCACTGTTCACCACCCTTGAGGACTTCCTGACTGACGGCATCGAAGCACTGCCCATGCAGGCCTGGCTGACCCACGTCCAATACGTCAACAAGGGCCAGATCGATGACTGGCCGAAGTTCATCATCAGCGGTACCGGCACGGCATGGATACAGGACGGCCTCACACAGAACTTGGTGCGCTGTCCCGAAATCTACAGCGGCGATGGCTTTCTCATGGTCGACACCGACCCGACCGCCCGCACCTTCACCACCAGCAAGGAACCCGTAGACAACGTGTTCTACCGGTTCGCGCGCCAGGCCGAAATCCTCGACTACCTGCCGCTGCTGCATGACCTGGGCGACCAAGGGCTGCCCGCGTGGCGCCGCACCCGTGGCCAGCGGTTCGCATCCATCATCCCGCGTGAGAAGGAAGTTACGACCGCCGTCTACCACACCAACCCCGAGGCAAAGGTGACCGCTTTCATGCCCCAGAAGTACGAGACCGCTTTCTAGATGGCAACTTTGGCTGCGCCCGATCCTGTGCGCAGCCCTGGTGAGGCGTACCGCTACATGCATCGGCGGCGCCAGGTCATCATCGACTCGGCCCGTCAGCGCCCACTAATCCGCCTGTGGGACAAGGACATGAAGTTCATCGGCGTTGTTGCCGCTGAACAAAAACTTGACGCCGAAGAGATGATTCACGCGGCCGGGCAGGGCTCAATCACGCTGCTCGCGAACGACTGGCTGACCGAGTTCATCACCCGCGATGTGCGCGCCGAAGAGGACTTGCACATCACCATCGACCCCAATCCGACCAAGCGGTCGTGGCGCACCCGCTGGGGCGGCAAGGTCGAATCGGTCAACATCAAGCGGACCGCTGACGGCATCCACCTGGTCGAACTACAGCTCATCCACAACCGCAAGCACCTGGAACACATTCTCCTAGGCGCAAATCCGTTCTTTCCGCCCGAGGTCCAGCAGCCGAAGATGTGGCTGCTGCCGGGAAACACCCGCACCATCTGCGCCACCACACTGTTCGTGAACCTGGCCCGCCAGTACATGCCGGGGTTCAACATCATCACCAACATCGCCAACCCTGCGGTGTGGCTGGGCACCAAGCTCACCAACATCAGCCCGCTTGACTGGCCGGTGCAGGTCGCTTTCGTCAACCCGTTCCTGGACCAGTCGCGGCTGAGCTTTGTCACCTCACGGTGGACCGACGCGCACAGTGTCTTCGATCCGATCCTCAAGGATGCCGGGTGCATCATCCGCGCCTACACCTGGCTAACCGAGGATGAGGACTCGCCACACACCGAGCTGTCCGAACTGCTCGGCAACAACATCTTGACCCGGCCCACACGCAACTGCGTTGTCCTTGCCGTAGAAGACAAGTCAGGCGTCACCGGACCCACCGGCACCGCCATCGACGGTGTGATCAACCTGTTCGGCTCCCTGGCCGACGACATGATCACCGAGACCATTATTCCGGTCGACGCCGACCACGACGGCAAGACCGATCCGCTATTTCGCAAGTGGCTCAAGGTCGCCCCGGCACCGCCAAAGGTGATCTTCCGCGACACAGAGCATTCGGCGATCATCGACGCCGTTAGGGCGGTGCACAAGGCCAAGGCCCGCACCATCATGACCGGTTCTAAGTCGCCGCAGATTGTGAACCAGCTCCAGACATTTGGCATCAAGTACGCCCTGTCAGAGCTGTCGGCGCTGATATCTCAAGGCCCATTTGCCGCACAGGTTCCCGGCACTCCGGGCTTGGAAGAGCTCTATCAGGGCCAATTGGACAATAGTCTGCTTGCGTACCAACGGTTTACGGACATCAAGCGTGTATTCCAAATGGGCACACACGCTTTCCTTGAACACTGGGAAGCGGGCTCAGGCTCGGCATACACCGTATCCGGTATCAAATCGCTACGCGATGGCCACTGGAAAACGCGGCCTTACACCAGCTTTAAGACAAACGTCGTCAATGGCTACCCCTGGCTGGTTCATTACGACTTCACTCTCGGCGACCGCCTGGGCTTTGAGTTGGTCGATGTCATCCACGCCGACCAGTGCTCGGCGATTCGGATGGCCTACGACGAGACCACGCCGCTGCAATACGGGCTGTCAATCGGCATGGACGGCGAAGAAGAAGATCCCGCCGCCAAGGGGATGCGAACACTGCAAGCGGCCTGGTCGGTCGTCGGAATGCTCATGGGAAGTGGAGACGAATTCTAATGTACGTCAACGGCACTCACGAAGGCGCGGCCATGGGCACCGACCCACGGGTCACCGACGCCCCCGCCGAACACCTACACAACGCCAACGTGGCCATGCATCAGATAGCCAGCGCGTTGGTGGCGGTCGGCATGCGCGACGGCAAAACCTTGGACCTGTCCTATCTGGCGCCGATGATTGCCTATCACCTTGCGCTGCGCGGCTTCCGGCTTCACCAGGATGAGGCGCTGATCAAGAGCCGCCGTGTCGAAGGCGCCCAACACGAGGGCGCTTTGGAGTGGGTGGGCATCAATGCAGCCGATGACGTGCGCGAGGAAATCGACGCCGCCACCACGCCGCAGGACATCGAAAACCTGTCCGGCAACGCCAAGGCCTTTTGGATTCGCCAGCTCGGCGGTGTGCCCGTCGATGACGTGCCCGAGGGCTGGCGGCAGAAGACCCGCATCACTTTCCAAGACGACGAGCAGACGGAGGCTCCACTATGACTGCACCCGCCGACCCGGTACAGGCGCAGCTTGGCGACCGGGTGTATCTGGGCACCCGGCTGGCCAATGTGCACTTCTACGGCGACGTGTCCGACATCGACACACCCGGCGCCACCACGGCCACCATGGAAATGGTTGGCGACGACGCGGTGGTCACCATGGACGCCCTGGTTGGCCCCAAAGGCAACGACGGCGAGATGGCGCCCATTGTCCGCATGCAATACGGCTCCCCCATCGACAGCCTGCAAGAGCTTGAAGAGCTGGCCAACACCCTGACCGACACTCCCGACGACATCGGCAAGGCCTGGTGGATCGGCAACCAGGTCTACATGTGGGACGGCACCGGATTCAAGGTCAAGGCCATGGGCACCGCCGGTCCGGCCGGGCCCGTGCCGAACATCTCCCCCACCATTGAGTCGATCCCGTGGGCCGAGCAGCTGGCGGGCCGCAAGTCCAAGATCACCGTCAGCGGCACCGCCAACAACCCTGGCTGGCATTTCGAGATTGCAGCCCCGCAGGGCCCCAAGGGCGATAACGCCACCATCGCCGACGCGCTCGACTTCGATGACACCCTGCCACCCACAGGAGGCCAGGTCGTCACCTGGGATGCCACCAAGAGCAAGTTCGCGCTGCGCGACCCCAACCCGTTCGCCACACGCATGTACACGATGCCCGAGGCCGCGTTTCAGTCGGTGCCGCTGGCCGTGGGCACCAAGGTCCCGATCGGCTCACGCGAGATTCCCGAACAGACGCAGGAATACAACCTGTGGGTGCAGGGGCACCTGCGTACCAACGGTGTTGACCTTGACTTTGATCCGTTCCAGATCGGTTGCGAGGTTCGCATTTCCGAGCCGAACACCGATCCCAAGGGCGGCATCTTGGTGGCCCGCGGCTTCGGCAACTCCTCGCAGATGTTGCATATCAGCCCGCACGCTTCGACACCCCAAACACCTTCGGATGCCATCTCCCCCGATGGCGTGTACGGCAGATTCCCGCAGGGGCAAAAGCGCATCCTGACGGTGTTCTTGTACACAGACGGCCTGTTCGGCGTCTACAACTTTCAGCCCCGCGACGCCCAGCTGGCGATACAGGTGATCCCGGTCTAATGGCCGTCTTCGACCGGCGCCAAGTCGGGCCACCACTGACCCACAACCCAAACACCAAGCTGGCTTTCGACAATCCCATGGCCTTCACCAAGGGCGCGGGCGACGGCGTTGACCGCTTCATCGAAATGATTGTCGAGGGCATCAAGCGCCTCTTCGGCATCGACCTGGCCGCGCTGGCGGGAATTCTGACCGGCAAGTGGAACATCCTTGAGGGTCTAGAGGGCGCGGTGTCCACGGTGCAGGGCGCCATCGCCAACATTCAGTCGGCCATCACCAGCCTGCAAGACAAGGTAGAAGACATCCCCGTACTGGGCGACTTCTTCGAAATCATCACCGGCAGGCCAGATTCAGACCCCAACGATGCCGGTACGTGGATACGCAACGCCTTCGACGCCATCCTGCACGGCAGTCAGGGCGGCACCAACCCCGGCAGCAACGACAACTTCATCACCAACCTGTTCAACGCCATCACCGGAGTTCGCAATACCGCAGCAGCAGCCAACACCACTGCGCAGGCCGCGAACACCAACGCCAATGACGCACTGGGCAGCGTTGTCGACGGCTTCAAGAACATGTTCGACACCTGGTTCGGCGGCACTGCCGCCACCGGAACTGCCGCAGAGGTACAACAAACAATCGCCGCCATCAAACAGGCGACCATCGGCGACTACACCGTCGACACTTTCACATCCAACGGCACATGGACCAAACCGGCCAATCTGCGCGAGTGCTGGTTGGTCGTGATCGGCGGCGGCGGAAAAGGCATGCCCGGCACCACCTCGGGGACCAACGCCGACGTACGGCCGGGCGGTCTAGGTGGATCCTCGGGTGGCTACATCGGCCAGCAGATCGCGCCCGCTGACATCCCCGCCACCTTGTCCGTCACGGTCGGGCCTGGGGCGAGCACCAACGGCGCTGACGGCGGCATCACCTCTATCGGCAGTCTGGTGTCTTCATCCCCGAACGGGTCCGGCATCTCCACACTCGCCGGTTTCACCCCAGCGGCCTCCACGCCGGGGCGCGGGGGCAATGGCGGGCAAGCCACCGGGTCCGGGGGCAGTGCCGGTCAAGACGGCGGCGCTACCCCGCTGGCGGCGGGCGGTGTCGGCGGGGCGGGCCGCAACTCGACCGGAACCGCCGACGCCGGAACCGCAGGCGCCGCAGCCTCGCTGACCGCACCCACGAAAGCCGGTGGCGGAGGTGGCGGCGGCGGGGGTGGCGCCGGGTCCACGTCCTCGACCGGTACGCGCCGAGGCGGTGATGGCGGCGCGGGCGGCTACCCCGGTGGCGGGTCTGGGGGCGGCGGCTCAGCAGTCGGCGGCGGCACCTTCGCCACCCAAACCCCCGGACAACCCGGTCCAGCGCCCAATGGGGCAGCCATCATCATCTGGAAATAGAAGAAGGCACGCAACGTGAATGCTGTTGAGCTACAAACCGATATGAGGGCCTGGCCCGCTGGCTGCAAGCATTTTCGGCTGGCAGATGGCACGCATGTGGTCATTGACGTGGACACACCCGATGAGCGCCACGACCGCCATGTCGACCAGATAACGCGCGGCGCCGAATACACCTACACCCCACGTCCCACGGTGGTTATCGCGGTCGATGAGAACGCCTGCGCCACCAGTCTTGAACGGCTGCACGAGTTTGCGCCCGGCACAACACACGACGAAGCGATAGCGCAGGTGGGGGCGGATCGATGATTGGCGGCTACGACCCCGACCTGAATATCACACTATCGGTCCGGCAGGACTTCATCTTGTTGTTGCGCCTCAAGGCTGACGATGACGGCACCGCGCCGAACATTCATGACATCTTTCCGGCAGGCACCACCATCGATCTGCGGTTCTACCCGGACATGGCGGCGGTGCGTGCCGGTGCCGAAATAGACGGCACAGCAATACAACCGACCATCACTGATGACGGTGTATTCATCCGCATTGAGTCGCCCATCGCCGACAAGATTCCAGCCAAAGCCGAGGCGCGGCTGACCGTCACCTACCCGTCGAGCTATGCCAACGGCGACAACCTGCCGTGGGCCAAATGCCGGGTGGTGCGCGATGACTGAGCTTCCCCGCCTAGTCATCGATACCGAGCCGGTGCCGGTCATCGAACTGACCGCGCCAAGCCGTCCCAAGCTCACACTGGCCGCGCCAAAGCCATTCGAGCAGATAGCCACACCAGTGCCCGGCCCACCAGGGCCACGCGGAGAGCAAGGCGCACGAGGCGAACCCGGCCCAGCCTTCTCCGGTGTTGCCACCTGGTACGGCACAGGCGAACCGGACGTGATCGTTGGCGCCAAGCCTGGCGACCTCTACATCGATGTCAGCACCGGCATCACCTACGAACTCAAATAGCAAGGGAGACAACGCTATGGCATGGGAGCAGCGCGGAAGCATCAAGGGACCCAAGGGCGACGTTGGACCTGAAGGGCCGCAGGGTATCCAGGGCCCCAAGGGCGACACTGGCGTTCAGGGACCGGCCGGACCACAAGGGGCTCAAGGCCCCACCGGCTCGCAAGGGCCTCAAGGTGAAGACGGACGCGGTATCAGCATTGCGGGCACCGTCGCCAACTACGCGGCTCTGCCCACCGACCTCACCCCGGACAACGACGGCCAAGGCTACTTCGTTGAAGCAGATGGCAGACTGTACATCTGGAACGGCACAGCCTTCCCGGCCAATGGTGCAGGTGTATCGATTCGCGGCCCGCAGGGACCTACTGGCGCACAGGGCACTCAAGGCCCCAAGGGCGACAAGGGTGATACGGGCGACACCGGCCCCCAGGGCATTCAAGGCGTCAAGGGCGATACCGGTGCCACCGGGGCGCAAGGGCCTGCCGGACCAGCCGGTAATCAGGGGCCCGCAGGCCAGGCAGGCGCCACCGGGGCGACCGGCCCACGCGGGGCACGCATCACCACCGGAAATGGTGCGCCGGGAACCATCACCGGACAGCAGGTCGGAGACTCCTATCTCGACCTGACATCCGGCGTCATCTACGAATTGCAGTAGCCGATGGGATGGGTAACTAAGTCGGCACTGGCAGTGGCCTGGTCGGCGATCATCGGCAAGCCGTCCACCTTCCCGCCGACCACCGGCACAACCGCCGCCACCGCCTGCGCCGGAAACGATGCCCGCCTGGGCGATACCCGCGTACCCACGGACAGCTCAGTAACCAACGCCAAGGTCGCGGCGAACGCAGCCATCGACGTGTCCAAGCTCGGCACCGGCAGAGTCGTCGGGTCCGTCAACGGCACCGCCACCTCCCTCACGGTGTGGGCGGGCACCAGGGCGCAATATGACGTACTGCCAACCCCACGGGACGGCAACACCATCTACATCTGGGCAACGTAAATGCCTATCAGCATTGGCGATACGTTGCTCATCGGCGGCGTGGATGGCCCCGTGAACAAGTACATCAACGGCATCAGTCTCGGCGATGTACAGGTGTGGGCCAGCGACCCCCGCACCGACCTGTTCGCCGAAACACAGCCCGTCCTACCACCCACCTGGGCCTACTGGGCCGACTACGTGATCCTGCCCGCAGGCGGCGGCGGTGGTGCCGGTGAAGGCGGTCTCAGCCGTTCTGGAATAGGCGGCTACACCGGCACATGGCTCACCGGCACATTCATCGTCCCCGGTGGCTCGCTAGGCCTGACCTTGGGAGCCGGAGGTATAGGCGGTCAATCCGAGGGCGGCGGCAAGGGCGCACCCGGAAGCTCCGGTGGCACAACATCAATCAACGGCCCCGGCGGGCTCATCGCATCCGCCCCAGGCGGTCTGGGCGGCGAAGGCGCCAACTCCGGCGGCAGCGGCCAGAACGGCAAAACCATCAGCCCCCAAACGCTCTCGGCTTTCGGAGAGACATTCGCCGCAGGCAGCGGAGGCACCGGCAACGCCGGTACGGGCGGGATCGGCGCAGGCGGCGCCGGAGGCAACGGCGGCATCTTCGGCAGCTTCACCAAAGGCGGCACAGGCGGGCCAGCGCGTATCTGGCTTCGGTGGCGCTCGTACTAACAAGAGAGGCAACAACTATGGGGTTCATCAAGACGCACATCACCGACCCAATTCGCAACGCAGTCGTTGACGAGATTCGGCAGCAGATCCCGGTGATCATCAAGGCGGTAGTCATCGCCATCGCCGAAACGGTCGGCAACACCGCCATCTCCGGGGTCGACAAGATCACCGACGCGATACCTGGCGATGCCGATGACCGGATCATCGACCCACTGGTCGAGAAAGTTCGCGACACCGCCCGCAGGCTGGGACTGAGCCTGTGAGCTTCGTAGAGTTCGACGCCACGCCGCTGCGCACCCGCGAGCAGGTGGCACGCGAAGTGCACGCCGTCGCACTCGACAAGGGTCTCGATGAGCTGGCCAGCGCCATCGCGCTCATGACCATCTCCACCGAGGTCGGCGCCAACGACGAAAACGGTGAACGTCAGTGGTGGTGCCCGGCCAACCCGTCACGTGACGAAGAGACCATGAACTATCCGCATGACTCCACCTCGGACGACAGCCGCTCATCGGGGTACCTACAGCAGCAGCCGGGCCCGAACGGCGAGCCGTGGTGGGGCACCGCCTACGACCGCATGACTCTGGCCCGCTCAGTGGGCATGTTCTTTGACCGGCTCCCCGACGACTACCGAAGAGCCGCAGACAACCCCGCCCTTGCCGGCATTTTTGCACAGCGCGTCCAGCGCAGCTCCTACCCCGACCGCTACGCGCAGAAGTGGGCCGAAGCCTGGGAAGTGCTGCGCCGCGCCCTATCCGACGACGAACCAACACCACCCGGAGGCAACAGCATGGCATGGACAGGCGACCCGATCTGGCTTGAGGACGTTCTACGCCCGGCGCTCGGCGATCGGCTCAAGACGCTACCCGGCTGGCAGAACGCCGGACACGGCGACTTCAAAGACATTCGCGGCCTCATGTGGCACCACACCGGCAATTCCCGCGAGTCGGCACAGTCGATTCGCAACGGGCGCCCCGACCTACCGGGCCCGCTGTCCAACATCCACATCGCGCCGGACGGCACGGTCACGATTGTCGCGGTCGGCGTCTGCTGGCATGCAGGCCAAGGCTCCTACCCCTGGCTGCCGACCAACAACGCCAACTGGCACATGATCGGCATCGAATGCGCCTGGCCCGACATCGCACCCGATGGGGCCTACGATCCCGGCCAGCGCTGGCCCGACGCGCAGATCATTGCCATGCGCGACGTGGCCGCAGCGCTAACGACAAAGCTCGGCGTCGATGTCAGCCACAACATCGGCCACAAGGAATATGCCGGTGCCGCGCAAGGCAAGTGGGACCCCGGCAACATCGACATGAATTGGTTCCGAGGCGAAATCGCCAAGGACATGCGCGGCGAATTCGACCCGGCGACCCCGCCCACACCGCCCGTGGTCGTGCGTCCCCCGGTTCTTCCCGGACCCGCCAACCCCCGCACCGACCGCCAGCTTCTCGAAGAGATTTGGGACCAACTGCGCGGCCCAGGCGGCAACGGCTGGCCACAGCTCGGCGGCAAGACCCTGGTCGATGCCATCGCCGAACTCACCAACAAGAAGGCGGCGTAACCATGTACCTGAGCGGCCAATACGTAGGCCTCGGCGAGGGCGACGACTCCCCCGAAGTCGGCAAGATCATCGACTTCATCCGGGTCAAGTGGGACCGATTCGATGACCTGCTCACGCCCGGCACCACCCGGTTTACTCCCGAGCTGACGGCGATCATCACCGAGCTGCAAGGGATCTACGTCAGCGAAGGCAAGCTCGCCCCAGGAAGTTTCACACCCGGCGTGATCAACCTGGAAACCAAATACGCCATGGGCTACCTGAAACGCCCCGTGCCCGAAGATAAGCGGCCCGTACTGTTCACGGTCTGCGGAACCGGCGTGCCCTGGTGGGTCGGCCCCGACGCCGACACCGCACGGGCCGTGGAGCGCAAGTACCGATGGCAGCCCATCGGCTACCGCGCCGCCCCGTTCCCCATGGGCACATCCATCGATGAAGGCCGCGAAGAGCTGGTCAACCAGCTCACCATCCACCGCCTACAAGTGGAGCGCTTCGGCGGCGCGCTCGGTGGCTTCTCACAAGGCGCCATCATCATCGCGCTGGTATGGGAACTCGATATTAGGCCGCTCACCGGACGCCTGCACTGGGCATACGGCAAGATCAAAAAGGCTGTGGCATGGGGTAATCCCATGCGCGAGAGGGGTAAAGCCTACGGCGACGCCAACGGCCAGGCACCCGGACCCGAGTCACACGGCATCGCCGATCAGCTGATGGTCGATACCCCGCACTGGTGGCGTAACTACGCCCACCAGGGCGACATGTACACCGATGTCGAAGGCGACTCCGGCGAAATGAAAACATCCATCTACAAGGTGGTCATCGGTCAACGCGTCTTCACCGGCCCCGATTCCATCCTGGCGCAAGTCGTTGAGATTATGCAGCGACCAGCCATCGAGCTAGTCGCCCTCACCAAAGCCGTCCTGGACGCCGGTCTGTTCTTCATCAAACGCACAGGACCGCACCTGAACTACGACACCGCCCCCGCCGTCGAATACCTACTGCAAGATTGAGGTTTGGATGATGATTGAGAAGTTGAGACAACTGCTCACGCCGAAAGTAAGGCTATGGCTGTATGCCGTTGCCGTGGCGCTGTTTTCGCTCATGCTCTACTACAACGTCGTAGACGAACAGGCAGCCCCGCTGTGGCTGAACCTCATTTCGACGGTGTTCGTCGTCGGCGGTCAGGCCATCGCAACGGCCCACATTCCCCGCAGTGGCTCGCCCAAGAATGACGAGACCAACCGGTGACCCTCGACCAGTGGCTTGAACTTGCTGTCAGCCTGCTTGCAGGCGGGGTCATCGGCACCGCCATCAAGTCGCTAGTAGACCGCTGGAACGCCAAGGACGCCAACAGCTCTGCGGACTGGAAAGCCTTCGCCACCGAGCAGCGCGAGACCTTCGCCGCCGCCATGACCGAGCAGCGCGAAGCCCACAACGCCGCCATCGGCGCACTCGGTGGCCGCGTTCAAGCACTGGAGGACCGGCTGACCGAAGAACAGAAGGTGCTAGGCATCGCCCTGGCTCACCTGCGCGAGCTTCGACGGTGGATTCAAGGCGGCGCTCACGGCGACGTACCGCCGCTACCTGCCCAGCTGGAGGGAAGGCTGTAGGCCGAGCGGCGCGCATTGTCGGCCCCTGGGCGTACCGCTACTTAGGTGACTGATTTTTCGATCTATCAGAAATGATCTTCATAGCCTTCTGTAGCTTCTCTTGCCCTGGCGCGAAGGCGCCAGATTCAACCGATTTGAGGTCAGCGGAATTCAGATGAATGCTGTTCCATAGGTGGTACCAGTCAGCCTTGACGCTTTTGTTGCCCACAAACAGTATGTAGTCGCCGGGTGTAATCGGCTTGCTTCCGGTACCTAGGACCTCGCATTTTTCGGTGCCTTCTTGCGCAATAGTGAATGTACTTGGAGGTTCGCCTTTGAGCGCCTTGATCACCGTAGCTGGAAACAACGTCCGTGGATCACTGGGACTCTCAACTGTGCCAGTCGAGTTGCCGACAGACGCCACGACAACGCTCTGAGACCTCTCAGTCAGGAGCCCGACATCGGTGGTATCGAACGCTGGGTCCTGAACAAGTTGGCACGTCTCAGATTTGTCTCCCGAGCATCCGGTCAGGCCCAGGACTAGGGCACTGACCGCCAGGAATGCGCGCATTCTCATCATAATCTTCCTGTCGCCCTTCATTTCTGGTGTATCTGCTTGACGATAGCCTTGTCGAGGGCTGTCGGGCTGATGGGACGTATCGTGTGGTCAGACAGTTCGTGTGCGCGCTGCATGATGGTTCCTGCACACCCATGGATAAGGCCTAGTGCGTGCCCGATTTCATGCGTGATTGTCTCCTGTATCCGCTCGGCGGAGGCGTTCTCTTTCTCGAAGAGCCAGGTGTTGATATAGATAATGCCGTTCTGCCAGTCCGTGCGCCCGTATGGCCCGAAATCGGGGTCATGGCTCTCCACGACTTTCACGTCGGCATTGAACGGGCCTTTTCGATACCAGGCTGGCGTGAAGTAGGAGATGTCGACTCCGAGGCCTTTCCACTCATCGACGGCCTTACTTACCATCTCGGGCCATTTGGTTGCATTTTCTACACGCATCTGTGGGCCGTTCAGCGTGTTGCCGACCATGGTGAACCAGTCGATATTCGATATTGGCTGCCCGGCACTCAGCTCAGCCTGCGACTGCTGGCAGATGTTCTTGTCGGTGCCGTTGTCCATGCGGTACTTCTCGTCCGGAACCTCACTAGTGTCGTCAAAGTCATCAGTGTGGAGGTCGTCTTCGGAGTTATTCTGGCCCGTCTCCTGGCCCGGCTGCGTCGTCACCGTTGGCTGCTGTGTCGGCGCCTGCGTCTGCGTAGGGGCCTGAGTCGGCTGTTGCTGTTGCGGCTGCTGCCCCTGCTGTTGGGCCTGCTGTGGCGACTGCTGTTGCGGCGCTTGGTAATCCGGGTTCGGCTTACCGGGGCCTTGGGTGTATCCGGGGTTGGTCTGGTAGTCCGGGATCTGTGTGCCATGGGCGGGCTGTTGCGCCTGCTGGGGCTGCTGCCCTCCTTGCTGACCCGGAACCTGTTGTGGTGCTTGTGGATTGCCGCTGTTGTAGATGCTAATTCCGGAGTTCTGATCTAGTGGCGGCTGATTGTTGCCGCCCTGGTAGTCGGGCATAGAGCTGGGCATCTGCGGCGGTTGGAACTGAGAGCCGCCACCGTCTGTCATTCCCCCGGTCGGCGCAGGCGGCCCCGTAGGGTCTGCCGCCACCGTTGCGACGGCCGAAAACCCGCTACCCGGTGTGGCGTAGTCGCTGGCCACCTTCATGCCACCGGCAACAAGAGCAACCAGGGCCGTCACTGCGAGCGCACGACGCAAACCGGGTGTTGTAGGCGATTTGCCCTTCATATCCACTATGTGGCCCTCCGAATGAATCATGCCCTATACATGAGCAAACTGTTCGAAGCTTTCCACAGCTGCGGCCAGCTGTCTACCTCGCCGGTAGACTCTTGCTTGCTGGACAAAAATGCAAACAGCCCTGGCTGCGCTCACGCGGTAGAAGCTGACGGCGGGGCCGAGCACAACGAGTTGTCGGCCCCTGGGCGTACAACTGACCCATGGACGCCAAGAGGGCCATTCGCGAGATTATCGCGCAGATGCCGAACTTCTTTAGCTGGACCCACAAAGAAACAATCGGCCACGGCCACTACCAAACCAGGGTCTATTCACAAGATGACATCGCCGGTCATGTCGCAACGACGCTGCTAGACAAGCTGGGGGACAAAGGATGTCAGATTGTTTCACTACCGCCAGTAGAAATAGACGAGTACGGCTGCCACACCGTCCGGGTTCCGATCATTGGTCAAGGCTGGGCCTACGGTGAAGTGCGAATCGATGAGCGGCATGATCGGCTGGCCATCGTGGATATTCCGTCACGGCTGCCGATCGATAGTGCGCCGCTTGTCGCAGCTGCACTGCTGGCCACGCATGCAGCGGCGCTGCGCATATCAGAGCCCTTGGGAGAGGGGCGAATAGTCGACCGACATGCAACCAGCCCCGCCTTCGGCAATGCCTGGGGCGGGGCTGGTTTCAATGTCGACTAGCTTGTCCGCTTGAGGTTGATCATGACACCGCCAGAGAAGGCCGAGTCGTGCAGCTTGACCTGATCAGGCTCGGTACCCACTGGCACATCGAAGGCGACCTTCACGTCAATCTTGTTGCCGGGGTTTATCTCTGTCATTAGCGCGTCGTCAACGAGGTACATCGAAGCGGTGCTGTCCGCCGAGAATGTCTTACCGCCTGCGATGAGTTTTTGATTCTCGGCGAAAAACGTCTGTGGCTTGTCACTGATGTTGGTGACCGTCATCGACAGCACTGCCCATTCGCCCTGGGCCTTCTTCTGCATGAACTGGTTGTCGTCGCGGCCGACCACGCTCTTGCCAATGTCGATCTTGTCCACGACGAACGCAAACTTGCCGTCGCGCACCTCGGACCCAACGCCCGGCGCCGCTTGCTCGGCCTGTGTCGCTCCGCTACTACCGGACCGTGGCGCGCTGGCCGCTGGCGTCGCACTAGCGGGTTTGTCGTCCTCTTTCTTGCCACCCACCAGGCCCGCAATGAAGAGAAGCACCACAACGCCACCGACGATCCACGGCCACTTGCGGCCCTTCTTCGGGGCCGGTGCGGGCGGCGGCGGTGGTGCCGTGACGGTCCAGTTAGTGCCGTCGAAATACCGCTGCCCTGGCGCGCCCGATGGGTCGGGATACCAACCCGGTGCCGCCGACTGTGGTGCTGACATGAGCGAAGACCTTCCCCTCGATTCGATACCCCTGACCGGGGGAAAGCGTACGCGCCGCTCACAGCACACGTACAGGAATCAGGTCGTCAACCCCAACGCAGGCAAGCGGTCGATAATCTAGTTTGCGCGTGGATACCAGTCGGGTATTTGACCGACGGGACGAGGGTACTTTGCTAAGTCCTCGACGTATGACTCATCTGTGGGAGGTTTTTTCCACTGGGGGCGCTCGTTGTAGTTGTAATCAAAAGTGAATTTAGCGGGGTCTCTTTGTACCGCCATCACCGCTTCGAGCCATGCGCCTTTGCCTTGCGTTGCCATGTAGTCGCGCAATTTCATCATCGCTGACATCAGGGCATTCGATGGCGCTACTAGTTCCGTGCTGCCATCTGGGTTGGTGCGTGTGACTACAAATTCACCGTAGCTTGCCGCCTCGCGAAACACGAGGGTGCACGTGTCCCAACCGTCAACTGGAAGGCTGTAGTACAGCAGCTTTGCGGCGTCTTCCTGCAACGCTCCGAGCTGCACGAGGTAAGGCGGCTGGTCATTCACAGGGCGTCGCCCTAGCCGTTAGAGACCGGATACCAATCCGGGATTGCCTCGGCCGGGCGGGGGTACTTCTGCAAATCTTTCACATAGACTTCGTCTAGCACGTCTCCGAGCCATTTCGGCCGCTCATCGTAATTGAATGTGTAGTGATACTTTCCTGCTTTATTAATGTCCAAAGTCATCGACAGCCACGCCCCCTTGCCTAGCGTGGCCATTTGATCCCGAAGGTTCATAAGAGCATCAATCAGCTTCGACGGTGGCGAAATAGGTTCTACGTTTCCGTCAGTCATCGTGCACCGCACCACAGCTTCCGCGATTGGACCGGCCTGGCGATACTCCATGTAGCAAGACTCCCACCCCTGCTCGGGCAGGTTGTAGTACAGCCACTTGGCTGCCTCTTCTTGCAGTTCACCCTGCTTGACGAGATAGGGGGGATTATCAGTCATCACGCCGCCTCCCTATCCCTCGTTGTTGAAGTATCGAGTGCCAAAGAGCTTACCATCGACAAAGGTGTCAACGGCGTACCTGCTGGGCCGTAGGGAATCGCCTGGATATTCAATACTGACTTTCACATCAACCGCATGCCCGTCATTCAATAAAGACTTCCATTCGTTCTCTAATCCCGCGTATCCGCCCAAATTCAGGCTGTCTCGCATTGCGGTTAAATTAATTGCTTCACCTGGGCCACCGAACTGCGTTCCAAAAATATGTCCGCCGTGGTCGCCGGGGAGCCGGTCACTGCCGCCAGCTATGCCCTGCTGGTATCCGTTCCGATCGTTCGGGTTGCCGATTTCCAGGGAGCCGTTCGCCTCTGTGGAGCGATGTAGTCCATCCGTTGTGTACTCGAATCGATCGTTGACGGTGTAGTGGGTGTTGGGTTGCGGGTTATTCAGGTCGTGATTCCAAGCGCCGGTACCGCCGGATTCAGTGGCGATGTGGTTTAGCTCTGGAACACGGCTTGCGCCACCGTGATCACCGATGGTGCCTGAGTGCTCAGCTGTGAATGGGCCTATCTCACCACTGCTATGGCCACCGCTGGGAGCGTCCACGTGGGGGTGCGGTGGCGCGTCGAAGAGATGTCCGCCAGGCAGGTCGTGGAGCATGCCGGGTGAGTCGGGGAGAGCGCCACGCGCGGCTGCGCTCTCTTCGGCCCCAAGTCGACCGAGCGCACCCTCCCCACCGAGCGGCGCTGTCGACCCGATAATGGCGCCATCGACCGTGGTCTTGCCGATGTTCTCGGGGATCTTCTCAGGGTGCTGGTAAGACGTGACGGCCTGATCGATCACGTTCTTGGCGTCTTCGGCCATCGCAGCGCCGGGGAACAGTGTGCGTTCCAGCTGGTGCTCAAGGCCTTTCGCGCTGTTCGTCCATGATTCGGTGAACTTGTCGGCGCCGTTAAGCCCCGCCTTGCTTTTGACCTCATCGATCGTCCCGTCGACGCGCTCGTTGGCGCCTTTAAGGAACTGTTTGGCTACGCCAGAGCCGAAACCGTCCTGCGGTTTGGGAGCGCCGGGCATCTTGTCGAGTGCCCCGACCGTCCCCGTGAGGCTGCCTGCCTTGCTGGGGTCGATGGTCAGCTTGTCGCCCGACCCCGGTGTCTTCGGGTACCACTCTTTGTAATTGGCCTGCGTGTCGGCGCCCGCAGCGGCGGCAGCCCTGGTTGCGCCAGGATCGGCGTTCGGGTCGGGTGCGGCCAAGTGCTCCAAGCCAGCGGCAACACCTCCGGGCTTGATAGCCGAGCCAGGCATCGCCGGAAGGCCCTGGGCGGCAGCACCAGACGGGTCCGGGAGCGTCTGGGCAGCTTTGACCGCTGCCTCAAGATCAGCATTGGCGGCACCCCCGGCAGCGCTGATCTGACGCAGCGTATTGGTCAGATAGTCCAGCTCATTTTTGTCATACTTGCCGCTAGGCGGGGTGACCTCGCCAGTGTCGTAGTTGATCGTGAATTTGCCTTGGGCGGCATCGTTTTCAATCTTCTTAAGCAGCTGCTGCACGCCCTCGAACTCATCGGCAGCGGCCCGGATCTTGGCCGCAGCGCTCTGCTGGGCCTGGGCGTGCCCGTCGAGATACTTGCCATGCGCATCCAGATCATGATGAGCGGCCTCCCCAGAGACACCTTTCCAGCCATCGCCCATGATCGGCAGCCGCTCCACACCGCGCTTCATATCCCGGTTTGCACTAGCCATTCCATCGAGAGCGTCGGCTACATCGCGAAATGATTGGACCTTGCCACGCTTGATATCGGCCAGCGGCAACGACATAAAGGCTACGCCTTAGCCTGCGGACGGCTGCCCAGAATATTGACCGCCGTCTGCTCTTCCATCCCGGCGAAGGCATACCCGATCTGATCGAACGCATCGCGGTAGTGGGTCGACTCATTTTCGACATGCTTGGAATGGCCCCGCCACTGTGTCGACTCGCTGTCCAGCGCCGACGCGGCACCACCAACCCACCCCGACATCGCCGCACTGATCAGCCCGTGGGCCTTCGTGTGTGCCGCGCGGTGCGCAGCCAGCAGCCGATCCATCTCATTGGCCGAACGGTGCAGCAACTCAGGACTGACTTGCAATGAACTCAC